TCATCTTCTTCGATGTGAAATGTCTGTGCAGTCTCTTTGTTCTCAGCGGTAAAAGTCCCAAACTCGCTGATAAAATCGGCAACTTCTTTATCCCACTCAGTCATTAATCATCTCCCAAAGAAATCCCGCTTTAGTGTCGTTCCTCATTACATCTCCATTCTACCATATAGTATCGACTTGTCAAGCCGTAAATCTTCAACTTTTCTTCCAGAAAAACCAAACTTCCCAGAGTCTTGCGGTTTCCCAAGTTATAGAATTTTTGAGCCGCTGTGAGCAGCGGCGACGTTGCGGCCCCTTATAATATTATATAATAAAATAAGCAGGCCCGCTTAATATTAAACGGACCCACTTATTGATCGGCTTGTATTATTTAATCAATAGTCATAGAGCCAAAGATCATACCAGTAAAGATAATAATAACAAACCAATAAACTATAACAAACATAAATCACACCGCCTTTCGATTATAGGAAAACTTAACTTTACGTTTTTTAAGTTCCTTAATCGCAGCGGCGGCTTCGCTGCCTTTAGGCTGCACGCCGTGAATCAATAGTGCGAACGATTCGTCGCGAATCTCTGGAATTGCTGCGTGTTCGTCAGTGTGGTCGATCTCGTAGCCTAGAGCGTCTGCCTCTGCCTCTGAGAATACAACCTTAGCTTCTCGCAGATTGTGTTGGTCGATCATATCGTCTTGACGACCACCACGCGATGCAGTTAAAACAAAGTTATCGAGTTGAGAGATATACTTGTTATACCGCAGCCAATAAGAAAGCGACTTAGTATAGGCATAAAACAGAACATCCGGATGCATCATTGCGACATTGATCCATGCGAACATATAGTCCGGCGAGAAGAAATCGCCTGCTACATGGATGCGAATGATAGCCGCATTCTTAGGCAATGACGAGTTAAGTTCGTGGATCATATCGTTGAGATGCAAACCACGCAAGGCGTCAAAATTACGCTTCCGCTTATCATAGGTACTTGGAAACGTCGCTTCCTGCGATGCGGAAAAACAACGGAATTCCGTTTTGGGGCCGTCCTGAATACTACGTTTGCCAGCGGTTTCCTTAACTTTTGAGAAACACTTTTCAGCAAACGGGCAAGAATATCCCGACAATAAATCGAAGGAATAAATTTTCCGCCTTGTCTTGCCGAACCATTCCTGCAATTCAGGAACATCGTACAGACTTTCCAGCTTCGCGTTAGCCTTGGAAAACTCAACCATCATCAAACTCCCATGAAGAAAACAAACTCGAACTGTTTCACCCATTATACAATCTATATCGGCATTGTCAAGGGGTATACTTGAACTTTTTTTGGAAATATTTTAGTGGGAACGGTGAGAATCGAACTCACATTCTCTCCAGCAATCAGACTCGCCATAAGGTCACACGCTGCGAAACGTGTAGCAGTTAATCTGAATCCGAGAGTCGCAATCTGGAGTCTTGCCATTAAGCGTTCCCTTGTTCTTTCATTATACAATCTATATCGGCAAAGTCAAGTAGTGTTCTTTATGTTTTCCGGATTATTTTCGTGGGAATGCCTTTCCTATTTTAGAGAATCGCCGTGTTTTGCGGTTTTCCCAATTGCGAGAATTTTTGAGCCGCCCTGAATGGGCGACTCGTCGCGGCTACTTAATTAATTAACCTAACAAAACGGGGGTCGAACACTCTGCCGGACCCCCGCTCGAAAGGAGATTCAAATTAGATCATCGAACATTGACGATCTTTTTAGTGCTAAGGCTCCGGATCTGACCGCTAAGTTCTCGCACAGTTAGATAGGGTCCGTTGGGGCCGACGCCCTTATCGACAACTTCTCCAGCTACTCGCCGCAGAACGTTCATAGTACCGTGGACTGGGTACAAGAAACTGACGCGACTTCCAACACGCTTGTGAGTCTTAATCATTCTACTTTTCTCCTTTCAAAGATATTTCAACATCTGCGAAGCTAACTTCACTTCGCCGACCATTAGTTTCCAGAATAACACACTTATTCCGGATTTCCACAACTTTACCGATTGGCAGGATCGTTCCCACCTTTACAACTGGTTTCATCTTCATCATCCTCAAGCCAAGGGAATAAACACATATCACATTCCATCATTATTGTCTGGATCGAACATCAATGATCCGACCACAAGAAAAATCGGAACTGCCACGATCAATAATACAATTAGAGTATTCACCCTTCCGTCTCCTAAAGTTGAGCAGCTTCTTCAGCAGCACGCTCCTCCCGAATACGCTGTACTTTGTCATTGACACACTTAGCGAATTCGATCAGTTCATCATCTGACATTTTAAGGGACAGTTCATTTCCGTCTGGATCGTAAAAATCTAGACCGTAATACGATGTATGACCGCTGGAATACTTCATCGACACAACTTGCTTGATCTTCATGGATCAACCTTTCTAAAGGTGTGTAAAAAAAAAGTGGATTTTAATGCTACCGGCAGTGACCTTGTGGCTATCCGGTTCGCGTCCGATATTGTCAGTCTTACGGCTTTCGCCTGCACCGCCTCGAATCAGGGCGACTCCAAAAATGAACTACCAAATTGTCAAAGATCAGTGAGATGACTTACGCGAGCGTCCCAGTTCGTTGGGTGCTTACCTCGCTGCTTCTCATACCTCCATTATACAGCTTGTCGGCCAGATGTCAAGCGGATTTCAAATCTTTTTGCAACTTTTTTGCAGCGTCCAGAGTTCCCTCTTTTGTGAAAATCACACGGTTGGGAGCTTGAACAGCCCAAACGATTCCAACGCCACGCTGATAAACTGATGTGATTGAAGTTTTCATCTCTTTTCCTTCTGTTGTTTGTGTTTTCTTATACTCCTATTATACAATAATTATCGGCATTGTCAAGAGGTATTCTTGAAAAAATCCTCCCGAGTCTTACGTGTTTTACGAATAGTGAGAAATTTTGAGCCGCCGTATGGCGGCGACTCGTCGCCGCTTAATTAACTACATCGCTTCTAAGTCTTCAAGATGTAGCGGGCCTATGCCGGTTCGCTTAGGACAACCCTTATCAATCCATAAGTTAACAACCCGACGCCCCCATTCATAAGGACTAATGTCGGCCCATAACCTGCGACCGTCCGGCGTGATAACTATATGCCACGCCTTAACGCAGTCTTCCTCATAATCCGGCTCGATCAGGCAGCGATGACCTTTATAATACCACTCATCATGATTCCACACTATTATCTTCTCCATAAGCGGATTCGATTTGCTTCTCACACACTTCACAATAAAGCGTGTCATCTTCATAGTTGATATATGCCTTGCAGCAATCAACATTCTTCCCAATACGATTTTGATTCACGCAAGACGGGCAAGAATGAAACCTGCCATCATCAGACTCGATATAATAGAAAAGCGGATAACCGCCGGGGAACGCATAATGTGCGACACTCATTTCAACCAAGCTCCAGAAAGAGAAGAAACTCAAACCTCACGAATGTATTATACTATATTATCGGCAAAAGTCAAGACCCTTGTGAATAAAATCCTGAAACTTTTTCCCAAGTATCCCCCCTTTTATTTTAGAGAATCTCCCGAGTTTTGCGAATTTTGCTATTGACAATATTTTTGAGCCGCCCTGAATGGGCGACTCGTCGCGGCTTAATTAATTAAACCATAAAATGCTTATACTTAGGTTTTGCTAATCTAAGTTGTGAAACGTGGTCATACTTATTAGCTAACTCACGACGTACATCCATTTCATTAGTTTCGGGGTTGTTCTTAACCCACGCCTTAATTTCATAACGAGTGCCAATCGCACCAGCCTTACAACCTTTGAAAACAACTTCATACATTCTTAAAATCCTTATCAAGCTAATTAGGTTTGCACATATTAGAATGCTGACGGACCAATAAGAACGGCGATTCGCCTTTTAAGTTCTTACCATACATCCTTCCGCAGCTACAGCAAATCCACTCACCAGCAGAGCACCAGCCCGATTTATATATGCGGTCACTTAATGCCATATCATTTGGCATCTTATCAAACTTACGCTGAGCGAGATCGCGTAAAAACATAACTAATCATTCCCCGAATAATGCGTTAGGACGACCAGTGGATTTAGCATCCACAACATAAGGTTCATAATCAATCGACTCAGAACCGGATTCCATCTGAGCACGATATAACTCAATGCGACGATCACGCTCTACAGCATGGTCATAAGCGGCGACGGATTCCGCTACTTCCGCGTTGTACTTCCGGAGTACCTGTGCCAGCGATGGGCCTTGAATCTGACGGGTGGCCCATGCGTCATGGTCATCGTCATCATGCTCGGAACCGTCCGGGCAGTAATCGTTCACTTCAGAACCTTTGTAAATCCGGTATCGTTCCGGAACCCACGAATTGGGAACCACGAAAGAATCCAACAGAAGCATTTGAGTATCTTCCGCCAATTCCTGAATGTTGGCGAATCCGAGATAGGGCAGGGATGGGTCAGTCATAGCAAACTCCAAAGAAAGAAAAAAACCGTTTCGAGGATTGTACCCGAAAGCCGGGAGAGTGTCAAGCGGACTGATTAGAAGCAATCGTCGAATTGCCCGTGATCCCAATCGTCACCACCGTATACATCCTGCCACTCCTCGTACTCGGTAGGCTGTCCGTCATCCTCGCGGATATCATAGAAATCGTCAGCGAAAACTTCTTCACATTGAATGTCGTCGAATGAGTTGTTCATTTTGAAAATCCTTTGAAGTGGTTTGTGATTTGTTATGGATGTATTATACTTTATTATCGTCGAAAGTCAATAGGCTTCTGCATAAAATTCCGCAAGAAAAAAAAGATTTTCCCCAAATGATTTCCCTCTTTTTTTAGAGAATTTCCCGAGTTTTGCGTATTTTGCTGTTGACAGTATTTTTGAGCCGCCCTCCAAGGGCGACTCGTGGCGGCTACTTATATATAATAATATAATACAGCAGCAACGGCCCACCCTAATAAGTGAGCACCTATAATTAACTTAGCTTCTGACTTACTCATTATCTTTTTCCTTGTAAAATTTAAGCGGAACGAATTGCCAATTAAATTCTTCACCAATCCAATCACAGGCTGTTGCAGCATCCTGCATTGCATTAACTTCACGAACTATATCTTCCGGGATCTCAACACTTAATTCAGATCCCGTTGATGGCCTTAGTACTTTGCAATATATTTTACTCATCAGCATTCTCTGACTCCTCCTGATCCTCATTAGCGAGCATTTCCAGCAACGCCAGAAATTCCTCATGGTCTGTCGCGAATTCGTCACTCTGAACCTGAACGTCGAAGCTGCTCATCTCAACTCCACAAAACAAGGTGATTGATTTTCTATATTATACAATCCAGAAACGCAATGTCAAGCGTTCCTTTTCGGAAGCATCATAATTTTGGAAACAATTTCAAAAGCCTCATGAGCCGAAGAACAGCGAACAACGTCGGTGGTTACTGGCGTATCATACACCAGCTTTCCCTTGTACAGTATTGCAACTTCATGCTCGTCAGTTTCTGGAAAGTACACAACTGAAGCTGTGTACCCGTTTGAGAACTTCGTTTGAGCGTTGATCTTGTTCAGCAGGTTGTTCATCTCTACATCTCCAAAAAAGTTCATTTGTGTCTTTCGTGTATTCTATATACATTATCGGCAGAAATCAAGCGGACTCTTGAGAGAATCCGCAAGATTTCAAACATCATTTATTTAGGCTTTTCTCGAATACCCAAATCGTGACTGTACACCCCAACACCACATTGGAAACAAGTGAACAAGCGAACACCGCTATACCTAAGTCATTTAATTCTAGCATTTTATTCCACTTTCCATAATTTTGTAAATACCCAAGTTGTACATCCGAACCATGCTGTACACATGAGAGTGATAACGATCATATCTGCTGTACTGTACATTACTGTAGCCATGTATGTTCCTATGCTGCTGCTGCCCTACTGAATTCCACGAGATTTTTTGATTTCTTTTTTAATATACCACGGAAGTGAGTCGCACCATTCTTTCAAGTCGTTATTCTCTTCCGACTTGTTTACGTGTGCCGGATACTGTGGACCATTGGAAATTGTTCTGTTTCCGGTGAACTGGTTAACTCTTATGGTCGCTGATGAGTGTTCGTTGAAAATCATTTTTTTTCCTTGTTGAGTGTTTGTTATATTTCTATTATACATAGATCGGAAGAAAAGTAAATAAGAATAGGAGCGGCTCAGTCAAGAGCCGTTCCATATCTTGCGAAATAACTCTGGATATCGAGTTCTCTTCGATCCCAATGCGAACGGGCAGCTTCCAGCGTGTCGAAAATGTTTGAGTCATAGACTCCAACACTTGTCACGCTATGCCCCTGCGTCACAGCATAACGGCCATCAGGCAGGGACACCAAAGTATTCAGACCGTTTCGGCCTTCGAGTACTTCAGCGAACGGGATTCGACGGTAACTTGAGGAACTCATTCAAACTCTCCAACAAAGAAACAAACTTGACACATGTATTCTACAATATTTATCGGCAAAAGTCAACGCCAATCTTTACTCAGAAGGGCGGATTCTCAGAAATTTCCAGAAAAGCATCAGGCCGGAATCGTCGTTCCTTCCGGGAGATCGGGAAGAATCTTCGTCGCTCCGCTTCTGCTTGATCTTCATCAAAGCGAGCGATATCAGCCAGCATTGCGAATTCGCGTTCCCGATCAACCTGAATCTGTTCTTGCTCCATCACCACCAGCAGAAGACCGTCATCCATTTTGAAACCCCTTGAAAAGTGTTGTTCGTGTGTGTGCATTCTATCATATATTATCGGCATTCGTCAACGCAACTCTACACAAAATCCCACAAGAAAAAAAAATTTTTTCGGAATTGTTGGGGGGGTTTTTTGTTGAATTCGAAAGTGGGTTTTCTGGGATTCCAGCGGCGGGGGGGTTTATTCACAATTCACACAATTAACTTAAAGTGTATCGCCCGTACACTGTCACTCAATTGGAGCTAATATTGCAGCCCATGTTGGAACGCCTTTGTTGAGTCTGCCTCTTAGTACATCGTAGCCTACTAAGCACCTGTCATCGCGGCTCCATTCTGAAATTGTTTTCTTTTCGCCAAAACATTCCAGAAAGACATTATCTTCGCGGTTATTAGCATTCTCTAAATAAGTGACGATTCTTAGATTCTCGCGGGTATTGTTTAATCTATTGTGATCAATATGGTCCACAATCATATCCGGATCGCGGACATCCATAATGTAGCGGTGCATTCTGATTTCGCGGCCTCTAATTTTTGCGAGGGCATATCCATCCCGATAGTACCAACTATGTCTCATAACCATTTCATAGTCAGAAGTGCTAACTTTTGCAAATTTTCCTGCGGCATTTACGCCATTTAACTTAATTTCTAACATTTTAAACTTTCTGCGGGGTATAATGTAGATATGAGCTTCTTTTTTACACGGAGAGATAAGTAATGAAAATTATAGCAGAGAGTGGCATCGCTACAGCAGCGGAAAAAGAATTAGCTATACCTGATCCATCTAACGCTTTAGAAATTTTAAAAAATGCTACAACCAAGCCCTCAGCAAAAGGAAACGATTCTAAAGGTAATCAACAGAATCGCTCCTAGATATGTCTTTAGCTACTTTGAGCTTGAAGACATCAAACAAGAGTCATATATTATATGCTGCGAAGCACTCGAAAAATACGACGAATCGCGTCCTTTTGAGAATTTTATTTCAAAACACTTATCAAACAGATTAAAGACCCTAATTCGGGATAAATATTCCCGCAGTTCGATACAATCTGAAAAACATCAGGAATTAAATGACAGCAAAAAGAACCTGATGGATTTAAAAAGCTATGGGTCTCCTAATATTTACTATGAAGATAATATCCTTGATAAGTTATCCACCGCTGAAGCCTTAGAGCAGATTATGGACGAGCTAAGTCCATCTATGAGGAATAACTTCCACCGCTTAGCAAATGGCGTGGCAATCTCATCCTCTAAGAAGCAAGCACTATTTGACCGCGTTAAGGAGATATTAGGTGAAGATTGGTAGATTAAGCAAAGATGAGTGGGATTATATTGAAGCAAATGCTGAAAATCTAAGTCCCGAAAAAATCGCGGAAAACCTTGGTAGATCTGTTGAGTCTGTCGAGAAGCATTTAAAAAAGATAGGCAAGTCTTTTAATAAGCACGAAGCCTTTGCTGTTCAAGCAGAATATGATATTAAATCCCGACCATATTGGCGGGAACTCAAGGCTCAGTTCTCTGATGATGAACTTGAGCTATTTTTATATCACTGGAAACAAATTATTGCCCAATTTCGTAAAGATGTCATGGCGACAGAAGAACTTCAGGTTGTTGACTTAATCAAGCTGGAAGTTCTCATGAATCGTGCCCTAAGAGAACAAAATGAATCCGCAGAACGTGTTCGTGTACTTGAGGGGGAAATTGAGCTAGAAAAAACTCGGGATAGTGACCAGCAAGATAAGGAAATGATCTTTAACTTAGAAAGACATATTGCTAGTTTGCGAGCGGCTAAGGAATCGCTATCACGCGAGTTCAAAGATTTACAAACTAAAAAAGCGGGGCTATATAAGGACTTAAAAGCAACCCGTGAGCAACGTATCGAGAAGCTAGAGAATAACAAGAAGACACTTGCTTCTTTAGTGAATCAGATTCTACGTGATCCTGACTTCTACGAGAATGAAGGTAAAGCATTAGAAAAGATGCGTCTCGCTATGGAAAAGGAAAAGGAACGCCTATCTGATTATCATACTTATGACGATGGGACAATTGATATGCCATTTTTAACTCCAGATACTGTAAAATGAGGAAAATATGACTTGTAAAGGAAACTGTGTTTGTAAGAAGGAAAAAACTGCAATTATCTTTGGGGTAACTGGTCAGGATGGATCACATCTAGCTGATCTTTTACTTGAAAAGAACTACAAAGTAGTTGGTGTTAGCCGTAGATCTTCTACTGACAACACTCAGAGAATCTCTCATATTAATAATCCAAATTTTAAGATAGTCGATGGCGATATTACAGACTATTCTAGCGTCATTAGTGTTCTTGCTAAAAATGCTACGTATGGCACTGAAATATATAATCTCGCCGCACAATCACACGTTGCCGTATCATTCAAGCAGCCCGGATTAACTTGGGATATAACAGGCAAGGGATGCCTTAATCTTTTACAGGCTATCATAGATTTAAATCTTGATAAGTATAAGGTTAAATTTTATCAGGCAAGTTCTAGTGAAATGTTTGGCAAGAATTATGACTATATAGATTATAGTTACGAAAATGAAAATGGAAATACTGTATTGACACATTTAAAATGTCAAAACGAAGACACAAAATTCCTACCACAAAGTCCATACGCTATTGCTAAGTGTGCAGCTCATGAAGCAGTCAGGTTATATCGTGAAGCATGTGGATTACATGCCAGTGCCGGTATCTTATTTAATCATGAAGGAGAGCGACGAGGAGAGACATTCGTCACTAGAAAAATTACAAAATGGATTGGTGAATTTCTTAGATGGTCTAATAGGGCTGTAAGTCCAATATCGCCTCAAAGTAAAGCTAGTTATGATAATGACAATATCATTATAAATGGATATAAATTTCCAAAGCTACGTCTAGGCAACTTAGAAGCATCGAGAGATTGGGGGTATGCAGGAGATTATGTGGAAGCCATGTGGATGATGCTTCAGCAGGAAGCTGCTGATGATTATGTCATTTGCACCGGCGAGACTCATACTATTCGCGAGTTCTTAGACGTAGCATTTAAACTGGTTGGTATTAACAATTGGGAACATTTTGTAGTTCAAGACCCAGCATTTTATCGACCGGCAGAAGTTGATTACCTAAGAGGTGATTCTAGTAAGGCTAGAACGCAATTAGGATGGACGCCTAAAACTTCCTTCGAGGGATTAGTTAATATTATGATATCACATGATGTTTCATATTTTCCTTCTGAGGTACAAATGTATGTAGATACTAAATGATAAATTATATTGTTACTGTAGATATGACTTTATTACTAAAAAGACTCGTGAGGTTTCGATTAGTAAACTTTGGTAGACAAACTTCAAAGATAGAAATCGACGCAAGCGATCCAGACGATGCTTGTTATTCTGTTTTTAAGGCGTTTTGTGATATTATTCTAGAACAAGATGATTCTACTGAAACTAAGTTATTACTAAAAGATTTAAAATACGACTTTAAGGTTAGTAAATTACATGTCAAGAAATTATGACGACCCCGTTTATAAACGTGCTCGATCTAATGTATTAAAAAGAGATGATCACCGTTGTCAGATGCCAAGTTGTGGATCTAACAAAAGGTTAAACGTTCATCATATTCAGCCGTGGAGCAAAGCGTCTTCATTAAGATTTGATGAAAATAATTTAATTACACTCTGTCGTAAATGTCATGACTCAATAAAAGGTATGGAGCATGTTTACGCTGGCTTATTTATGAGTATTGTTCATGAAAATAATAAGAGACACTAGAGAAAAAACAGGCTGGGAATTCCCATTCTATGATGATGTTGAGGTAGAATCTAAAAAGATCGACTCTGGAGATTATACAACAGAATTGTTACAAAACAAGGTTGTTATAGAAAGAAAAGCATCAACTTCAGAGATTGCTAATAACCTTGGCAGAAAAACTGCAAAGGCTAGATTCTATCGAGAGTTTGACAGAATGGAAAATTTAAGGAAAGCCTATATCGTATGTGAGTTTCCGGAATCTAAAGTTTATGAATTTCCGAATAACTCCGGATTCTCACAGGCACAAATATCGAAAATAAGAATGAATGGTAGATATTTAAGAAAGCTACTCAACAAAATAGAAGAAGATTATTCAAACGTTGAAGTAGTCTTTTGTGAAAATAGAACAGCAGCAGAGGCATTTACTTATGACATCCTCAAATTCTGGGAACATAAGATCTCGTCGGAACAGACCTGATTTAATTAGTAGTATTCAAGATAACTCTATTGATATAAAGAATAGAATAATTTACATACATTCAGATTTCGATCCCGAAGAAGCTGGCGTAGATTTTAGAATGGCTGTATCATTTATTAAGAATCTTGATTATCTTAATAGTATATCCACAGAGCCTATCATATTGAAGATGTTTAGCTATGGAGGATGCTGGAATTATGGCATGGCAATGTATGACGCTATTGTTTCGTCTAGCTCTCCAATCACATTCATATCGTATGCTCATGCACGCTCGATGAGTTCTATTATACCGCAAGCCGCACAGAAAAGATATATCAATAAACATTGTGACTTCATGGTGCATTATGGAACATATGAAGATAGTGGTGATTTTAGACAAGTTGCAAACGGTTTAAAGTTTACTGAAAAACAAAATGAAGTTATGTTAGAAGTCTATGCCAAGCGATGCGTCAAAGGAAAATATTTCCGAGAAAAAGGCATGGATCAGAAGAAGACGCTTACATTCATTAAAAACAAAATAGAAAAGCTAACAGACTGGTGGATGACATCAGAAGAAGCAGTATACTATGGGTTCATGGATAAGATCATATGAGTCAACAAGAAATTATCAAAGAGCTAAATAATGCTTGGTTAAACCTAACTTTAAAAGATTCGGAGGTAATTAATCCACTAGAACGTCTGAGAACGGATGACCCTGAAGAGTTCTATAAGAGACTTACATGCTTATTCATGAATCCAGATTATTTTTCGTTTGTCTGCAAGCACATATTAAATATTGAACTGTTGCCATTACAGGCTCTAATTCTGAAAGAAATGTGGGGCCGCAAGTTTCCAATGCTAGTTGGAAGTCGTGGTCTTGGCAAGACGTTCATCTTATCATTATACTGTGTGCTAAGAGCCATGTTGATTCCTAACAGGAAAATCGTCGTCGTTGGTGCCGCGTTTAGACAGTCAAAGTACCTGCATGATTATATGGAGAATATTTGGAAAAACTCTCCAATTCTGAGGGATATGTGTGACGGTAGCAGCGGTCCCAGACGCGATGTGGACATGTGTAGACTTACTATCAATGGCAGTACAATATCAGCACTGCCCATCGGTGATGGTCAAAAAATTCGTGGACAGCGAGCAAATGACATTATTGCGGATGAATTTGCGAGCATGTCTAGAGAAATTTTTGAAAACGTAATCGCGGGTTTCGCTGCCGTATCCGCCTCTCCTGTTGAAAATGTAAAAAGAATGGCTATGGAGGAAATGGCTAAATCTAAGGGGATTGATACTTCATTTTTATATGAGAAAAAGGATTTAGATACTTCTAAAACTAACCAGATTATTCTATCGGGCACAGCCTATTATGACTTTAATCATTTCTCTGAATATTGGAAAAGATGGAAGACTATCATAGAGACTAAAGGTGACGAAAAGGCTATCTCCAATAACGTCTTCAACGGGGAGGCAGTTCCTTCATCTTTTAAATGGGATGACTATTCTATAATTAGGATTCCTGTAAACTTAGTTCCTAAAGGCTTCATGGACGAGGGGCAAATTGCTAGATCTAAAGCTACCGTCCATAATGGTATATATCTCATGGAATTCGGGGCGGTATTCACTAAAGATAGTCAGGGCTTCTTCAAAAGAAGTCTTATAGAGTCTTGCGTAGGAACAGATACTAAGCCAGTCAAGCTGCCTAGTCAAAATGTGTACTTCGATCCTCTTTTACATGGAAATAAGAACTGCAAATACTTGATGGCTATTGACCCAGCTTCTGAAGTAGACAACTTTAGTATTGTAGTTCTTGAATTACACTCTGACCATAGAAGAATTGTATATTGTTGGACAACTACAAGAAAAGATCATACTGAACGTGTAAAGAAAGGTCTAACAAAAGAAAACAACTTCTACAGCTATTGTGCTCGAAAAATTCGAGATCTTATGGGTTTATTTCCAATCGTGCATATTGCTATGGACGCTCAGGGTGGCGGATATTCTGTAGCTGAAGCTCTGCATGACCATAATCAATTGCAGCCCGGAGATATCCCAATATGGCCTGTCATCGACGAAGAAAAACCTCAGCCATCAGATGATCAACAAGGTCTACATATTTTAGAGCTATGCCAGTTTGCAAAATATGACTGGTATTCTGAGGCCAATCATGGATTAAGAAAAGATCTAGAAGATAAGATTCTTTTGTTCCCACGTTTTGATCCTATTACTATCGGCCTTTCCATAGAAGAAGATAAAGTTAACAATAGATTATATGACACGCTTGAAGATTGTGTTATGGAGATTGAGGAATTAAAGAATGAGCTTTCTCTGATTGAAGTCACGGAAAGCGTGAATGGCAGAATGAGATGGGACACGCCCGAAGTTAAAGTCGGAGTTGGTAAAAAGAAACGCATGAGAAAAGACCGTTACTCTTCCCTATTAATGGCAAATATGTCTGCTAGATCTATTTCCTTTGAAGAAAAGAAAAGTACATATACTGGATATGGTGGATTTGCAGCAAGTTCTAATAACAAGACTGACAATCAAGCAACTTTTTCTGGCCCTAACTGGTTTACATCTCAAATGAACAACTTATATTGAGATCTATGGCGTATAGTTAGCGTACAGTCTAATTACATTCGAATTACATTTTGATTGCAGGAATCAGATATGACCAAAGAAAAACCAGAAGAACAAATTCCCTATATTTTCTGGACATCAGCAGAAGATCAGCAAAAGGCTTTTGAAAATACAGCCGGGAATGTAAACAGTTATGACGGCATTATGAGTGCTAGTGCTAGTCGTCGCTCTTATATTGATATCGAGCCAAACATTTCTGTTCGACCTGACTTTCTAAAAGATGATTACTATCGCTTTCGTCCATTTGAAGAACCCGGAAATAATTTCAAACAATCTATGTCTATGTGCATGAAGGCATATGATAGAGTTGGCATAGTAAAAAATGTAATTGATCTAATGGGAGATTTTGCATCACAGGGAATTCAACTTAACCATCCAAATAAGAATATAGAAAGATTCTATAGAAAATGGTGGGATAAAATTGGGGGGACTGAGAGATCTGAACGATTTCTTAATATGCTTTATCGTTGTGGAAATGTGATTATCTACAAGAGATATGGAAAAGTCACCCGTAGCAATCAGCGAGAAATGTCTAAAGGTCAAGATGAACTTATTGTAAATAAGAAACCTCGCGTGATTAAGAAGACTATCCCGTTTAGATATGACTTCCTTAATCCTATGCAGATAGATATAGAAGGTGGCTATGCTGCGAATTTTAGCGGAACCCCAAAATATAAAATGAAGATTTCTAATTCGTTAAGAAAGTCTTTTGAAAAAAACTCTACTTACATAGATGGATTACCTCCAGCATTAAAGAAAGCAGTAATAGATAAGAGTCCTTATATTGAACTAGATAGCGAATACTTAGAGATCTTTCACTATAAGAAAGATGATTGGGAGCTATGGGCCAATCCAATGGTTAATCCGATCATTGATGACATTATCATGCTTGAGAAAATGAAGCTCGCAGATATGTCCGCACTTGACGGTGCTATTTCTAATATTCGTTTATGGCGTTTAGGTAATCTTGACCATAAGATTCTACCAAATAGAAGTGCTATTGATAAGCTCCGTAATATTTTAGCAAGTAATGTTGGTGGTGGTACTATGGACCTTGTTTGGGGTCCAGAAATTGATTTCAAGGAAAGTAACACTCAAATCTATAAGTTTCTTGGCTCAGAGAAATATCAGCCAGTTCTTAATAGTATTTATGCTGGACTTGGTATTCCTCCAACACTAACTGGACTAGCTGGACAGAGTGGCGGATTTACAAATAACTTTATATCTCTTAAAACACTAATTGAGAGATTAGAATATGGTAGAGATCTTCTTGCACAGTTTTGGCAAAAAGAAATAGAATACGTGCAGAAGTCTATGGGTTTCACACAGCCAGCCACTATTCATTTTGAACAAATGCTTTTATCTGATGAAGTTGCTGAAAAGAACTTACTCATTAAGTTAGTAGAGGAAGATATTATTTCTGTCGAAACTGTTAGAGAGCGTTTGGGCGAAGATAACTCAATAGAAGAAAAACGTATTCAAGGCGAGCGTAAGAAGCGAGACAGAAAAGCTATGCCTCCAAAAGCCGGTCCTTATCATAATGCCAATCTTGATTCTGAGTACAAAAAGATTGCTTTGCAAAAAGGCGAGATTGGAATTGATGATGTTACTGATCTTACTCCTAAGCCAAAAGAAGTAGAGCCTCCTAAAAATCCTGCTCCTCAAGGACCACAGGTTCCACAGGAACAGCAGAAAGAGGTTAAAGAAAACGGACGGCCTCCATTCTCTAAAGATACTGAGCCTCGTAAGCAGAAAAGAGTATTGCCAAAAACAACTCCGGGACAGGCTACTGTTATGATATGGGCTAATGAGGCACAAAAGCAAATCGCTAATATTGTCAATCCCGCTCTATTAGCTCATTACAAAAAGAAAAATTTAAGAGAGTTAAGCAAGGCTGAGCTATTAGAAATAGAGGATATTAAGTTTACTATCTTATCCAGCCTTGAGCCACATGAAGAAATTAATTCAGAGAAAATAGCATTTATTTTAGAGAAAAATCCTCAATTAACTGCTAGCCAAGAGAACGCCAAAAATGAAATTTATTCCGAATGGGTAAAGAATACTAACAAAACGCCATCTATTGATGAACTACGTCAAATTAATAATGTAAGCTATTCGTTGAATTTTTTTGACGAAAAACAAACTTAATTTATTTTTTGTGGCGTATTCTTTCTGTAGAAAGGTAGAATATGAAAATATACTTACATGAAATGAATGATAACTTAGCTCAAGCTATGATCGATGGAGGTAACTCCATCGCATTTGAGTGTGATATATTATCTCCAGAATCTACTTCATTGTATACAATCAATATTTATGACCAGATTGTAGCACAGTCTCTAAAGTCCGCAAAAAGTTTTATTCAAGAAAATAAAGAAGTCAAGCAGAAAGATCTTTATTATCTAAATTCTGTTTTGGTATCGGCGGGATGGAATAAAAACGATGATGTTTTTGGTGTAGATGAATTGTGGGAAGCTAGAGATACTCCAGTTAACAAACAATTTAACTACATGCATGATGATACGGACATCATAGGACATATTACAGCATCTATGGTTGTAGACCATGATGGTAATCCCGTAAAACAATCAGACACTGGTGAGTTGCCGGAAAAAATTGATATTATAACCAGTGCTGTTATTTATAAAACTTGGTCCGACATGCAGATGAGAGAAAGAATTGAAGAATTGACCAGTGAAATAGACGAAGGAAAATGGTCTGTTTCAATGGAATGTATCTTTAGTGATTTTGATTATGCTATTGTTGGTCCGGACAGTGAAAATAGAGTTTTGGCAAGAACAGAAGAGTCTTCTTTCTTGACAAAGCATCTAAGAGCCTATGGTGGAACTGGAGAATACCAAGGCTATAAAGTGGGAAGGCTTTTGAAGGGTTTCTACTTTTCGGGTAAAGGGTTAGTCGCCAAGCCTGCAAATCCGAGAAGTGTTATCTTTAGTAAAGGAGTTAATCCCTTTAATACAAAGGCTAATATAAGTTTTAACAATTTTTTAACTGCTATGGAGAATCATAATATGAGTGATAATACCAAGCAGATTGAAGATTTGCAGGCTGAATTAGAATCCGTTAAAGCCGGATTTGATGCTCAAAAATCTGAGATCGAAAAAACGCATGAAGATGCATTGGCAGAGATTACTGCTGCTAATGAGTCCATCATTGCTGAAAAGGATCAGCTAATCGCGTCTCTTGAAGCCAAGGTCAAAGAATTGCAAGATTCTGTTGCGACCATGCATGGCGACAAGGAAAAGATGGAAAAAGAAGCTGAAGCCTTGAAGCAAGACATGGAAAAGAAAGAAGAAGAATTAAAAGGTATGAAAGAGAAATACGCTGGCATGATGAAAGAAATGAAAGGCATGAAGCGTATGGCGTCTTTGGTCGAAGCTGGTGCAACTGAAGAAGCTGCTGCAAAAGTTCTTGAAGACTTTGCAGAAGCTACAGATGAAATGTTCCAGTCGGTTGTTGCTTTAATTCACAATAGCCCTACGCCTGCTCCAGAGCCTGCTCCAGAGCCTGCTCCAGAGCCACTTGTTGAAGCCGCAGACGAAGATGAAGAAGAAGAAGATGAAGAAGAAGCTGATGCTTCTATTCTAGAAGATGTATCTGAAGTTGCGGAAGCAACTTTGGCAAATCCAGAATCTTTTGAAGAAAATAAGCATGTGGCAATCGCTGCCGCAGCTTCATGGATTCGCGGATCAGTTTTAAATTCTACTAAAAATCTTAAATGACTAGGAGTAATAAATATGGCTCTTAAAGGTGATCGTCACGAATTAGATACCGAAGTAACATACTTCATGAACGAAACTGCCAGTCGTGGTGCTGTTGTTTCTATCAGCACTCAAGGTTCTGGCTCTGCAATGGACAGTTCTTCTGCCGTTGCAACTGTCGCTGCGGAAGCATCTGGAGCAACCCCTCTAGGTATTCTTCTTAATGATGTTGTTAATATTGACCAAACTCGTCAGCATCTTAACTGGCATCAAGACGAAGTTCAGCAGGGTGGAAAGGTTACTATCCTAACCAAAGGCTTTGTTGTTACTGACCAAATTTCTGGCACTCCAACTGCTGGTCAGACGGCATATGTCGCAGATAGCGGCAAGATTGCTGGTACTCAGGATGGCACCGCTGTTGCTATTGGCCGTTTCCTTTCGACAAAGGATGCGGATGGTTATGCCAAAGTTTCTGTCAATCTTCCCTGAATGAATTAAAAGTTAGGAGAAAAACATATGTCATTTTTAACCAAACCAGATGCTGAATTCATTGAATTGCTTCAGCGTACAGCTAGTACTGACCGCGTAGAGGCTGGCAATGCTATGGCTGAATTAGCCAAGGCTATTGAGCTACCTCTTCGTGAAGGAATTATGGTTGGCGATATTGCCAGCAATATTTATGAGAGAATTGCGATGCCTGCTGGTAGCTCTACAGAGTTCCCACTTGATCTAATTTCTCCGGGTGAAGAAGCCGATTTTGTGGCTTACGTTGCACCTGCTCATGGTCGCGTGCCTGAACGTACCGTCGAAGGCGATTACGTCATGGTTCCGACTTACACAATTGCCAACTCTATTGATTGGCTTCTTCGTTATGCTCGTGAAGCTCGTTGGGACGTTGTTGCTCGTGCAACCCAAGTCCTCGAAGCTGGTTTCGTCAAGAAGATGAATGACGATGCATGGCACACCATTCTAGCCGCTGGCGTTGACCGTAACATTCTTGTTTACGATGCTGATGCTGCTGCTGGTCAATTCACCAAGCGTCTTGTTTCTCTATTGAAGGTTGTTATGCGTCGTAATGCTGGCGGTAACAGTGCTTCTATCAAGCGTGGTCAACTTACAGACCTATATCTTTCACCAGAAGGTGTTGAAGATATGCGTAACTGGGGTATTGATCAGCTTGACGAAACATCTCGTAGAGAGATTTATGTCGCTAATGACGCCGCCGGTTCTGTTTCTCGCGTATTTGGTGTTAACCTCCACGCGATTGATGAACTTGGCGAAGGTCAAGAGTATCAAACTTACTACTCAAACAGCCTAAGTGGTACTCTAGGCCCATCTTCAGACGTTGAACTTGTTGTTGGTCTTGACCTAGCCGCTAACGATTCATTCGTTATGCCTGTCAAGCAGGAAGTTACAATCTTTGAAGATCCTGCACTTCATCGTCAGCAGCGTTCCGGTCTATACGGATTCGCAGAGGTTGGCTTTGGTGTTCTTGACAATCGTAGAGTTGTTCTTGGAAGTTTCTGAGAAATTAACTCTGTGAGTTTCAGGGGAGTGGGGGTATTTTACTCCTCCTCCCCTTTTTTGTTGTAAGAATTCACCATAGGATACAAGCCAATGCCATTAACACTTGCCAATCGTGTCAAAGAATCGTCATTGACAACTGGCACTGGTACAATAACGCTACGTGGTGCTATAGCTGGTTATCAATCTTTTAGTTCAGCACTATCTAATAGTGATACTACATATTATACCATTGTCAATCAAGATGCATGGGAAGTTGGTATTGGAACGTACTCTTCTGATACCTTAACTAGAGATACAATTTTATCTAGCTCAAACTCTAATGCTAAACTAAATCTTAGCGGACAGAGTTTTGTTTTTATAGTATATCCGGCAGAAAGAAGTGTTTATCAAGACGCTAATGATCAAGTGATTGTTGGCTCATCTGGTATAATTATTGAATCTGGCACACCTCCAACCACAGCCAATGCTTTATATAATTTAAATGGTGGACTGTACTTTGACGGAACACCAATTGCCTTATCTGGTCCTAGCAATCAAATTTTATATTATGGATCAGATAATAAGCCAGCTTCTGATTCTGGATTTACTTGGAATAGTGGATCTACCACATTAACCGTTGGTGGTCATATTGCAGCCACAACAAAATCTTTTCTTATTAACCATCCATTAAAAGAAGGTAGCAAACTTCAATACGCCTGTCTTGAAGGTCCAGAGAATGGAGTTTACTACAGAGGTAAGTTAGACTGTAATAGAATAGATCTTCCGGAATATTGGTGCAATCTTGTAAATGAAGATAGTATTACTGTTCACTTAACCCCTAGTAAATTTTACTTTATACAGCCATATGTTATTAAAGCTAATAATAAGTATGTCGAGCTTAGTAAGAAGTTTTGCGGCTCTTACATTGTTTATGCTGAAAGAAAAGATGTACCAAAATTGGAGGTTGAGTATTAATGTTTGAAAAAAGAAGATTCTCAATTATATCATCCGATGATGCCAGTTTGATAGACTTTAGCAAAGTGCGTGAAACATCTATCGACACATTACGATACAGTGTAGATGGAACAAAAACGTTTGTCAAGTATGATTGTACTTGTGATCATGATCCGGCAGATTGTGAATGCTGCCCGAATTGTATTACAGACTGTCCAAGCCATACTGGCTTACTTATTTTATCTGAAATTCATGCTATTCTGGCTACACCAGAATGGACGCGGGACATGTTTGGAGCTTAAATGGGACTTACTATTGGTAATACGTTATATCATCCCCAAATACCATTGAATGGTTTAGCATTCTCATTGGATGCGGGAAATATTACCAGTTATCCCGGAGCAGGCACAAACTGGAATGACATGATTAACAATCAGTCCAATACTCTCGTAAATGGTGCAACCTTTAGTAATGACAAGTTAGGGGCGATTGCGTTAGATGGCACAAATGACTATATTACTTTACCAACATCGCTAGCCGCTACATTGTCTGATACAGCAAGCCTTGTTGTTTGGTTTAAGCTAAACTCTACTTTTAACAGTTCATCATCAACATGTCAAGCTCTATTTGACATTTATCTCAATAATAATATTCGCGGGTTAATTTATTTTTCTAACGATTCTGGTTATGTTGGCAGAATAGGGTCGTTGTTAATTGCGGGAAGTGTTAGAAATAGGGTGTATACCATACAGAACAGTTGGAATACAGAATGGACGCATTTAGTTGCTACAAGACAAAATAGTGACTTTAAAATATTTATTAACGGTGTTCAAGAATCATTAACTACTATAACCTCGACTAGCTTTGGTGCCTTTTCGTCCAGTGCATCAGCGGTGTCTTTGGGTACATCGTTATATACATTTGGCAGTACTTATCCGGCATGTCCATTTAATGGAAAAATTGCACAATGTTCACTGTACGATAGAGTGCTTACTTATAGTGAAATATTAAAAAGTTATTCAGAATTAAAATCTAGATATACATAGGGATTTGAATTATGACCCAAGACATTAGAATAACTCCGGGCAGTGGAGAGCCACAAATACTATTTCGTGGCAGCGGAACAGACGACACGCCAATTGAATTGAATGTTTTGAGTTCCTATGAAAGTGCAACAGGTTCTGGCACTGCTTTAGTTTTTGATGGCACGCAAGGAAGATTACTTTCAATTACGGATAATCTCTCTAGTGGCACTATATTTAGTGTTTCTAACATTAGTGGACTACCACTAATAGATGCCGACGCTAGTGGATTTATCTCAATAAATAAGTATGGCAGTGGCGTTACAATCTACTCTGATAGAGGTCTAACTTTAACACAGGGTGCTCCATCATCTACAACAAATAGGTTATATAATGTAGGTGGAGCTTTATACTTTAATGGCTCAGGAGTTGGAGGAGGGGGAGGAGGAGGCACATATACTGCTGGCACAGGCTTAGAATTATCTGGAACAGAATTCAATATTGATAATACTGTATTACAGTCTGGAGATAATATTAGCTTATTGAATAATGACGCTGGATATTTAACGGCAGAAAGTGATACTTTACAAACAGTAACAGATCGCGGGTCAAATACAACTAACTCTATTTTTACCAGCGGAAATGTAACAGCTACAAGTGGTTATTTTGACACTTTTGACATGACATTATTAGGAGATGGGTCACAACCTCCACATTTAGAAGGTAGACTATTTTACGATAGTGAAAACCACACTATCACAATGTTTAATGATGAGCCGGATGTATCTTTGCAGATTGGGCAAGAATTATACATAAGAGTTAGAAACGAAACGCCAGATGATATACCAAATGGTTCTGTAGTTAGACTTGACGGATCACATGGCAATGCCGCTCCAACAATTGTCTTAGCTTCAGCAGATTCTGAAGAAAATTCACAGGTCGCCGGTTTTGCAACCCATACAATTGAGTCAAATTCTTTTGGATATATTTCTACTTTTGGTTTGGTGAGAGGCGTTGATACTAATGGCGGAATGAATGACGGTGATGAATTATTCTTATCGGTTACATCTGGTGAATATGTAAATGCTGATCCCGGCATTCCTTACTATAGTGTTTCATTAGGACGAGTTGTTGTATCGCATGAAAGCAATGGCAGTATTTTTGTCAATATTGGTAAAAGAAAATTATCTGGCGGCGACTTAAAATCTGTTACAGCATTAAATCAAAGCGGCGTCCCTTTTGTTACATATATCGCAGATACTAATGCTGGTGGTGTAACAACTGTTTCAGATTTTGTATATGATAGCGGTAATTCTATTCTATATGTAGATACAAGCAAGTAGCTACATCTGGCGATAATGTTAGTATGTTTACTAACGACGCTGGATATCTAATTGCACATCCAAGTATTTCCGCAGCAAGTTCTTCTGATAATTCTGGACGTACTTATATCCAAGATATTTTGTTGGATAGTAATGGACATGTTACTGGAATTGCGACAGCCGCAGAAACAGTAACAGATACAACATATTCGGCTGGAACTGGATTACTACTATCTGGTACTGAGTTTAATATTAGCGGTGTAGATACAAGTTTGTTACAAGGTACTGTTGCCAATGACCAACTGGCAAACTCGTCAGTAACAATAACTGCTGGCACAGGATTGTCAAATGGTGGAAGTGTTACTCTTGGCGGCAGTGTTAGTATAGATGTTGATTATGGTGCCGTAGATCATGATTCTTTGAACAATTTTGTGGCAAACGAACATATTGATCATACATCTGTTACATTTACTGCTGGCTCTGGATTATCTGGCGGTGGAGATATTTCTTCTAACAGGACTTTCAACGCCCTGACAGCAACTACTTCGAGTTCCGGCATAACAACACTAACTAATACTATTGATTCTACAGAAACTAAAGCACTAACACCAAAGGCAGTTAACGACGCTGGATACCTTACAGCACACCCAGCCATTTCTGCCGCTTCTTCTTCAGACAATAGTGGTAGAACCTATATCCAAGACATTTTACTTGACAGCAATGGTCATATTACCGGCATTTCTACTGCTACAGAAACAGTTGTTGATACAGATACAACATATACCGCAGGAACTGGACTAACTCTTGTTGGTACAGAATTTAACATTGACGATACTGTGGTGCAATCAGGCGATAATATTAGTTTATTAGTTAATGATTCTGGATATATTAATACAGAGCTTAACGATTTAACGGCAAATGTAACATGGGCAGATGTACCAGACGCTAACATTACTGAATCATCAGTTGTTCAACATTCTGGTGCAATAAGAATTACTGAATCACAGATTGTAGACTTGCAAAGCTATTTAACAGCACATCCATCTATCTCTGCCGCAAGCAGTAGCGATAATTCTGGACGTACTTACATCCAAGACATCTTGCTTGACAGTAATGGTCACGTTACTGGAATAACAACGGCTACAGAAACTGTAACAGATACTGATACCACATATACGGCTGGAACTGGCTTGACATTAAATGGTACAACATTTGACGCCAACGTTAATGCAACAGTGCAAACAACTGCTGCTGAAAGTGTTACATCTACTGCCAATAGAACTTATGCTATTCAAGTAGATGGTAGTGATAACCTAGTTGTCAATGTTCCTTGGGAAAGTGGTACTGGAGGTGGTGGTGGTGGTGGTGGTGGTGGAGATATTACTGCTGTATATGCTGGAAGTGGTTTATCTGGTGGTGGAACTACTGGAGATGTCACACTTAATGCTTTAACGGCAACTACTTCCAGTTCTGGTATAACTACATTAACTAATACTATAAATGGTGATGAAGATAAAGCTCTAACGCCTAAAGCAGTTAATGATGCTGGATATCTTACAGCACATCCAAGCATTTCCGCAGCTTCAAGCAGCGACAACTCTGGAAGAACTTATATTCAGGATATTCTTTTAGATTCTAATGGTCACGTAACAGGAATCGCAACCGCGACAGAAACTGTCGTTGATACAGATACTACCTACACCGCTGGTACGGGATTAACTCTTGTTGGTACAGAATTCAATATTGACAATACGGTAATACAATCTGGCGATAATGTCTCTTTATTGAATAATGATGCTGGATATTTAATTGCACATCCATCTATCTCTGCTGCAAGCAGTAGCGATAATTCTGGAAGAACCTATATTCAAGATATCTTGCTTGATAGTAATGGTCACGTTACTGGAATTGCAACAGCGACGGAAACTGTAACAGATACTGATACTACCTATACTGCCGGTAGTGGTTTACAGTTAAATGGTACAGTTTTTGAGGCTTTAACCGCCACTACATCTGGCAGTGGAATCACAATTCTCACTAATACAATTAATAGTGATCAAGATAAAGCCTTAACGCCAAAGGCAGTTAACGACGCTGGATACCTTACAGCACACCCAACCATTTCTGCCGCCTCTTCTTCAGACAATAGTGGTAGAACCTATATTCAAGACATTTTGCTTGATAGTAATGGTCACGTTACTGGAATTGCGACAGCGACAGAGACTGTAACTGATACTACCTATACCGCTGGAACCGGCATAACTTTAAATGGCACAACTTTTGATATTAATCTTGTAGATGGCACAACTCAAACAACTGCGGCAGAAAGTGTTACGACTACAGCAAATAGAACCTATTCCATACAAAGAAATGCTAGTGATCAATTGGTAGTTAATGTTCCGTGGGAAAGCGGTGCTGGAGGGGGCGGCATTTCTAATGTTGTGGAAGATACAACTCCGCAGCTTGGTGGAACACTTGATGCAAATGGCAATATTATTGATATGGGAACCTATACCATAACCGATGCAAAGGTTGGTCAGTGGGATACTGCTTATGGCTGGGGCGATCATGCTAGTGCTGGATACTTAACTTCGGAGACATCCCATGCTGACGTTGTTGTAGATGGAGACTTTGGCTCTCAGGGTATTATGTTAAGAGGTGCTAGTGCTGGAACATATAGCATTCTTACTGACAATTCTACAAACTGGAACACTGCTTATGGATGGGGCGATCATTCTACCGCTGGGTATCTTTCTAATATAGTTGAAGACACAACCCCTCAGCTTGGAGGTGACTTAGATCTAAATGGAAATCAGATTTTAGACGCTCAATGTGAAGCAAGTCTATCTACAAATGTAGCTTTAACCGCTAAAGGTGCAGCTTCACAATCTGCGAGCTTTTTTGAAGCTACTGATAGTTCTGATACGGTTGTAGCTAAAGTCTATCCAACTACAGATACGAGTAATTTTCTACTACAAAAGGGTGCTGGCGATAACGTAAAAATAACAGCTAAAACAGTCACTCCCGGTACAAACGGCTGGGCTGGCGTAGAAATTGATAGTGATGGTCAAGCCTATGTGGAACTTGATCGCGGCGGAACAACCGATTGGGCGGATTTAGCTTTAAGAACAGCAAGTGTGACAAAATGGAGGGTTGGGCTTCAAGCGAACCAGTCAAGATTTGCTATTTACGATTATGCGGCTGGCAATCATGTTCTTTATGCCCCGGATAATGGAACGGATGTAACAACTGATAGAACTTGGCATTTTAATAAGGCGGCTAAAGGTGCTTTAAATACCGAATCAGATGGAGCAACAGTTACATTTGATCTTGATGAAGCTGATACTCATACAGTTACACTTGGAGGTAATAGGACTTTAGCACTATCTAATGCTGATGTTGGTCAAAGATTTGTAATTAGGTTAGTTCAAGATGGGACTGGCACTCGTACAGTAACTTGGTTCAGTACGATTAAGTGGCCGGGAGGCTTAGTACCAACATTAACTACAACTGGCGGTAAAACAGATGTATTTGGATTTATTTGTACTTCAGCCGGAAATTATGACGGTTTTGTAATAGGATACAATCTATAATTTAAAAGGGTTATATTATGGCACAGTTTTCAATAGAAATAGCAGATCAAGATATTACAAGAGTTTTGGATGCAGTGGCAGCTAATTATGGCAGACCAGATCAAGTAGAGAATCCGGATTTCAATTCATCTCTACCTACTGATCCAGTATCAAATCCAGAACTAATTGAAAATCCTGAATCTAAATCAGTATTTGCTAATCGAATGGTTAGAAAGTTTTTATCAGATAATGTTTCCGCTTATGAGGTGAGACTTGCTAAAGAGCAGGCTGCTAATTCTCTTGATACAAGTGTAAATATTACAGATCCACAAGTTTAGGATTAAATTATGCCGGAACAAACATATACACATAGACCTCCATTGTCGTATATGACGGATGCTGAAGTAAGAGCATTAGGTTTTCATAACTATCAAATATTTGATGTATTGCGAGGTAGTGGCGATCCAGATGCTATGCCGGAATATAATTTGGATATTAGCAGTTCTACTGGATTTGGTCCAACTTATACAGTTACTTTAGTCTATGATAATGCCACATCCGATGGTCTTACAAAAATTCAAATTGGCGATAAATTAATTATTGGTGATGATATTGACAACTCTACTGGAGGTGCTAAGCAATGGTATAGATATGATATTACAGCAATATCTTCATCTTCTGCAAGTTCTGCCACCGTAACGGTAAAATATATCATTGATACGGCATCTGGCGGCGACGTTGATCCAGATACACTCCATTATGAGTATGACGCTTATGGTGCCTCAGTAGATGTAAATATTATTGCAAGGGAATTAAATTCACAATTTATGCTAGGATAATATATGGAAGAATGTTGTTGTGACGGACCCGGATTTTGCCAGTTTTTCAATAAAGAAATGACGGCAGACCCACCAAGTTGGCAATGGTGTCAATCTGCTACATCTGAAGAAAGAGAGGCATATAAACAAAGATCTGATCTTGGAATACAAACAAAAAGAAAAAGATCTCCATCTGGAAAGATAATAACGCTTGATGCGTTGATAAATACAACAAAAACCAAGCTAATTCCACAATTGAAGAAATATAATATATCCGGAATTGTTGGTGTGCCAAGGTCAGGATTAATTACAGCATCAATTATAGCGGTTGAGTTAAATCTTCCGCTTTATTCTTTTAATGGAAAAGAGTTGGTTTTACTCTCTTCATTTTCTGAATATGGTGGATGTCGTATGGAGCATTTCAATCAATCTGGGGATTGCCTGATATTTATTGACGATACAAGTAGTTCTGGTTTTGCCGCTAAAAATATAAAGGAGTTATTTCCGGAATCAATATTTGCCGTTACTTACTCAACATCTGTTGGCACTAATCATGTAGATCATTACGGGGAAATATTAGAGAATCCACATATATTAGAATGGAACTTTTTTAACAGCCTGCATGTCCAACACGCATTATTTGATATCGACGGTATATTTTGCAAGAACGTTCCAATTGAAATATTAAACGATGAAGAAAAGCATATTGCATGGCTTGAAACAGTTGAGCCATATCTTGAGAGAATACCCAAATTATTTAAAGCTAAGGCATTAGTAACTGGAAGACTAGAAAGATATCGAGATGTGACGGAGGCTTGGCTTAAAAGACATGGATTTAATTATAATAAGCTAATTATGTTTCCAACAGAGAGAGAAGAAGAACGTAATTTAAGGCATCATTTTGTTGTTGGTCAATATAAAGGAGAAATTGCCAAAAAAATGTTTGCTAAATTTTTTGTTGAGAGTGAAATGCCAGAGGCAAAAATAATTAAAGAAACATTTCCAAATACTTGTGTTATTTGTCCAAATGATGGGGTTTACTTTTAATGATCTACCTTCCGGGAAGGGCGGTTTTTATACATGTGCCAAGAGCCGCTGGAAATTCAATAACTAACGCTATAGCTTCCGCTTGTGCCGGAAATAATTTTGATATTTTCATAGGAACAGGGGCACATTCTATACCGCATTGGTGGCATTTTGCAAGACATACAAGAGCCTGTGTTTTAAAAAAATACATAACAGAGTGGGATGATATATTTAAGTTTGCTATTTATAGACCAGAAGAAGAAAGACTTAATAGCATTAAAGCATTAGTAGATAAAGATATTGCTTTAGGCGTTCATGAGTCTCCACTTTGTGCTGATGGATGGAAAAAAGTATTATCATCTGAAGATAAAGAATGGTATTGGGATATTCAAAGAAAACAAGATTTAGCTTGGTTTACTAAAGGTTATGATGGAGAAGATCTTGGTGTTGAGATATTTGACTACTACAAACTAAACGAACAATGGTGGGAAATTTGTGTAAAATGTGATATTCCACAATGTAGTTTGCCACATCTTAATAAGGCTTAATAATGATAGAAGCGTATGTCCTAAATACCTATGATGAATTTAAAGATTGGCATAGAACTTCAATTACTAGCCTCAATAGGTATTTTACTAAACATGGAGTAACGCTACGTGTTATTGACAAAAATAATTACTTTGTTAGAAAGATGCTTGATACTAACATTGATCATCATCCGTTCATTAGAAAGCTAACGCGAATTTATAGTTTTTTAGAATCTCAGGCTGATATTGGTATTTTTATTGATTTAGACACTGTAGTACTAAAACTAGAAGAAGACATTAACGGATTAATACCGCAAGACAAAAATTTTATGCACTGGAGATTTGTAGATTTTGGCGATAATCCCGACAGGCCGTGGTTGAAAACAAAAACAGATATCACAAGATTATTTTTTTCCGATAATTATAATAAAGTGCTTAATACTGATACTGGCTTTGCAATATACACAAGAGAGTTTTGTCAAAATTTAGTTGATTACTTAATAAGTAGAGAATTAGATATTGTGTCAGAAATAGGGTTGCTTCATTGTATGAGCATTAACAACCAGTTACGAATTAAGGATGAAAAACAAATAATTAATGATGAACATTTAATATCCTTTTTTCTACAAGAGAATGATAATTATAAAAGCTACACAATAGAGCCTCCGTGTAATTTTGCTGGGCAATATCCAAATAACAAAATATGTTCATCAACTTATAATATAGGCGATCCGCTATATCCACAAGAAATAGAATTTAAGGATATGATAACTTGGTCTATGCAGAAGCTATGCCTACATGATTGTATATTCCATCATTTATTGGGATGGAGAATGTCTCACAAGTTAGTGCCATTTTATGTGGAAGCATTTAAAAAATGAAGCTATACACTGGAGGAACATTTGATCTTTTCCATTACGGGCATATGAAATTTTTAAGAGCCTGTCAAAAGATTTCCAGTCAAGTTTTTGTTTCTCTAAATACTGACGAGTTCGTATTTTCTTATAAAAATCAAGCCCCAATTTTATCTTATCATGAAAGAAAACAAAGTATTGAGTGTTTTGACTCAAATATAAAAGTTGTTGAAAATATTGGTGGTCACGATAGCAAACCAGCAATATTAACAGTTCAGCCAGACATTATAGCAATTGGCGATGACTGGTGCAAGAAAGACTATTACGAGCAAATGCAGTTTACTCAAGAGTGGTTGGACATTAATAATATACTATTAATTTATATTCCGTATACCAGAGATATCTCAACTTCAAGTTTAAAGGCATGAATATCTATAATTTGACTTTATTTAAAATTCATGGAGTATACTAAGGATAGATTAGGAGATAATAATGTTTTGCGATAGTCCTATTTGTGGCAGCACTTTTTCTGATATCGACACATATGTTGTGTCAAACGGGGAAATATTTTACTTTAATATCGACATTCAGGAAGATGAGAGCTTTTCCATTGAAATTCAGGAAGATGAGAGTTTTTCCATAGACATTCAACAAGATGAAAGTTTCTCCATTGATGTTCAGCAACAGGATGTATTTAATCTGGATATTCAACAATCTATATCCGAAGATTTTATAATTATTAGATGACGGGAGAGCTAAATGGCTAGTCAAATACATGTTGGAGATATTGGCACTAAACTCATTATGACCGTTAAGGACGATGGGGTAGTTGTAGACATATCTACTGCTAGCGATTTAGATGTATTTATAAAAAAACCAGATGGCATTTCATATGAAAAATCCGGCCTTTTGTATACTGATGGCACAGACGGTAAAATGTATTATACATCCGTCAGTGGCGATTTCAATGCTGCTGGAAATTATAAACTTCAGGGTAGAGTATTTATGCCTAGCGGGACTTATTATACCAGTATAGAAGATTTCAAAGTTTACTGTAACCTTTAAGGGGTAAAATTATGTCTTGGCAAGGTGAAATGACTACAATAGTTAGATATTTAATAAGTGATGTCGATCCTACAAACTATAGCTATTCTAATGAGCGTTTAGAGACCAGTATTTTAGTCGCTGCACAAATTGTGCTTGTCGAAGTAGATTTTGAAAACACCTACACGATTGATGTAGAACAATGCTATCTTAGTCCAGATCCTACAGATCCTACAACTGGCTTATCGACTGTAAATAAGGACGATGCTTTTATTAATTTAGTTTCTCTTAAAACTGCCTGCTTGATTATGGGCAGTGAAATGAAAACACAGGCACTTAATGCTGTTAGAGTCAGCGATGGTCCAAGCAGCATTGATTATACCGCAGTAGCAGCAAATATTAAATACCTATACGAATATTCCTGTAAAACATACGAAGAATACAAGTTTAATTACGCCGCTGGCAATAATGCAGTTGGCAAAGCAATTCTTAGTCCTTACGCTCCCGGCAGTGACGTTGTATATAGATACAATGGTAATTTTAGACAATACATTAGATAGAGGTAAAAATCATGGCAGATGTTCTTCAAAAGATTATTGGAGGTAATGATTATAAGAATGGAACGGCTGTTGTATCCGTTAACGTTCTTGGAGTTGTTACGAATCATACATTAGATACAGTAAACAATCAGACATCACAAATACCAACTCAAAGCGGCGTTTTAGATTCTAGATTTGAGCATGTTAGATACTACACTGGAGATGATATTCTATAATGGTTACAATTCCATCTGGCGTGTTTACAAAATATGCGGAATTTGCTGATGCTATGTTAGCATCAAGTGGATTTGGCATGTCCTGTAAGTTGGTATATACAGAAAAGATAGAAACAATTGTAGATGTCGTTCCGGATATCAAACAGCGTAAGTTAATGAACTTGCAGAATACTTCTCCAGATTCCGGCTTTAAGAGGGGGTCAACAAGTTTCAAGACTGTAGAAACAACAGAAGATATTACACTCCGCGTTTACTGGGATAAAAAAGACTTCAAGAAGTTTGGAAATATTGAAGTTCCAGATGGCGGAATAATGACTATCGGAGCTTATGCTGATCTACAAAAAATAAATAGAGCAAAGGCTTTGCTTATAAATACAGATAGAACTGGTCATGCAGAATGGCGATTCACAAAGAATGGCGAGCCAGTACTTCATGGATTAGATCAAAAATATTTTATGTGTTTTTGGGGTCGTGCATAATGGCTGGATTCCGAACCAAAGCCAACTTAAAAATAGTTAGTGGAGATAATGTATTTCAAGACGCTATAAGAAAAGAACTTATTAAGGCTCTTTTTGGAAAGATTAATACAATCACTAACAATTTACGTCCAAGCATATCTTCAGTTGTTAGTGTTCAGTTGATGTCTTCTCAAACAGTTACAGAATTACTTGGCGGGCAATTAAGAGATGACTTTGGTTTAAAGCCAGCAGAAGTAACAAGTGCTATTGGGGGAATTATTGATGCTTTGGCAGAAAACTTTCAAATAAAAGTATTAGCTGGGTCTAATCAGTATGTAGCAAGATTATCTGCTGAGATTTTACCTGCTGATTTTTCTTTATCATCACTTTCTGCTGGCGGGTCATATCAATCAACTGGAGGAAATGTAGATTGGCTCGAATGGTTATTAACTCGTGGCACAGAAATTATTATTGGTGATTATTCGCTATTTGAACATGCTCGTGGCCGCACACGTTCCGGAGGTAGAACAGTAATGGTTCCATTAAAAAACTTATCTTCCAGCGAGCCTTTTCGCGTCGATCCATCACATGCCGGAACAGAAGCTAGCAACTTTGTAACAAGAGCGTTAGAACCAGCATTTCCTCAAATTGTTGAAATGGTTGCAAAAGAAATTAAAAAGGTGCTTGAATGACATACTTAAAAGGCTTTACTTTATTTGGCGATGCAACGATTACGGCAGATATTAGAGAGAATTTAATATCATGGCTAGACTATGGCTTAATAGAAAAGTCTGGATATATTAATGTTGAAATACCAACCGTTGGATATTACGGTGGATCAGAACATCAACTTAGGGTCGTTGACGATCCTAGATATACATATGGTCAAGTTTGGGAGGGGTTTCGATCAAATTGGGTATGGGAAAGTGGGCTTGGTGCATTGACCAGTACTGATAGTGCTTACCCCGGAGTTTCTGGAGTTTATGTTGGTGGCGACTTTTATCCAACATCTACTGCGGGAGCATACGCTCATTATATTAATCATCCTTTAGGAAGGGTTATCTTTGATACGGCGATTGATACAGATGCTACTGTAACATGTGAGTATAGTTACAAATATGTTAATGTGGCACAAGCGGATGGACTGGAATGGTTTAAGCAAGTGCAGAAAAATTCTGAACGTGCTGACAATTCAAATTTTATCAACAATAGTGGTGAATGGGCGATACTAGGCGACAATCGTTTACAATTACCTGCTATTGGTGTGGAATTAGTTAATTCAAGAAAAATGACACCTTATGCACTTGGCGGTGGACAGACAATATTCACTGATTTTCTGTTTCATTGCGTTGCGGAAGATGTCTATACGCGAGATCACCTAATTGACATTGTGACTATGCAGAATCAAAAGGTTTTAAAAGCATATGATTTGGACCAAATTGCGACAAACAATGCTTTTCCTTTAGATTACAGAGGTGTTCCCGTATCGGGTGCTTTGCAGTATCCAGATCTTTTGTCTACTTATGAAGGCAGGCATATAAGATTAATTGAGGCGAGTATTGATTCTGTTTATTCGCTTACGCCAAATGTACATGTTGGTACAGTTAAATTAAAGACTGAACTAATAGTTCATGGCGTATAGTATCTAGAAAAGTAACATTTTTTCCATAATGGGAGTTTAAATTATGGCATACGTAACAAATACAAACAATAGAGTCTTCTATGCTACACAAGGTGTAGCATTAGGAGACAGAGCGGCAACAAGCATTGTCGATAGTTGGCAACCCGGAGACGGTGATTTAGATGGTACTGGAAAGGTCATGATTATGCATGGCTTGCAGTCCATCGGAGTATCAACCAACTTTAATTTAGAGCAAATCTTTGAACTTGGACAGCTTTCTTTGTATGAAAACTACGAAGAAATTCCAGAAATCGAAGTTAGCTTTGAGAAGATTCTTGATGGTTATACTTTAGCATATCATGCTGGAACCCCTACTGCGGCAAACGCAACACTAACTGGTCGTGCAGCACCTCGATCAGATATCAGAATGGTTATTGGCTACGACACATCTGATGAAATTCAAGAGGGCGGAACCAATAGCGGTGTAGCAGAACTTTATTGCTCTGGTACTTATATCAGTTCTGTATCTTATAGCTTGAGCACAGATGGCAACTTTACTGAATCAACCACTTTTGTTGGTAATGATAAGCAATGGTTGACAGATACTGATTCAGGTGGATTACTGGTAACTGGAACTGGAACTATTGCCTCGGCATTTAGCTCTAGCGTCTTTGGTAATGATGCACCAGTTGGTGAAGCTAATAGCGTTTTGCGTCGTCAAAATGTTGTTACAGGAAGTACTGGCAAATCATTTGGCAGTGGTTCAGTCAATTTTAGAACAGTTGTGCCAGCCTTTATCGAAGGAGGTACTCCCGGTGCTACTGGCGTTGAAGGAGGAGCATATACTGGTCTGTATACTAATGTAACTTATATTGATAGTGCTACTGGACCTTATCTACAATCTGCTAGTGTAAGTGTTGATCTTGGTCGTGAAAACATTTCGCAGCTTGGTAAGAAAGCACCTTACTATCGCTATGTTTCCTTCCCTGTAGATGTGACTTGTGATATTGAAGTCATTGCCGTGGGTGGAGATAATATTGATGCTTATGAAGAAGGCTATCCAAGTGCTGGTACAGGCAAAAACATTGGTGTTCCAGTTGGTAAAAACCTTGCTAATCACTCAATTCAATTTGTTCTTGATGATAGTACAGTTATTCAATTAGGTAATAAGAATAAGCTAACAAGCGTTTCATATGGTGGAGGAGATGCCGGTGGAGGAAATGCCACGGTAAGCTATAGCTTCACTAATTCTAACGACTTTGTTGTTCTTCATTCTGGAGATCCGGCTCCTATCAACTCCGCTGATTATTGGAAAGACTACTTTGGTTAATATAAATTAGTTAAACAGTTCCGGAGGGGGAAACCCCTCCGGGATTTTTAGGATTTTAGGATGGAAAAACTGGACTTAGTTAATGCAGTGATTTCAGGCATTGTTATTCTTCGCATCGGGAAGGAATATATTTATTGCAAGCCTCCTTCCGCAGAAGATAAAACTTTTGCGGATTTTTTTTCACAAGAGCAATATGACGATGCTTTAATTGATGGAATATGGACTCAAGAAGATGCTGAAAATCATTTGATTGAACTAGGTTATTGGAATAAAGAGGACGATGATAAATTAAAAGAGTTAAGAGATAATATTGACAATATGAAACTTGACTACTTTAATCAGTTTTATAACAGTCAAACCAAAGAGTATATCAAGCGGGCTATTAGCGGAATAGAAGATAAAGTAAATAACTTATATACTACCAAGCATACATTTTATGATAAGACATGTGAATATATAAAATCCTATGCATTTGAATCCCATGTTTTATCAAAGAATGCATTTTTATCAAACGGACAATTAGCTTCTGATAAGTTTTCCATACATAAATTAGTTTCTAAATTTAAAGATCAAACATACTTAATTGGTTCAAGGGCTAGAGAGGTAGCAAAATCTGATGCTTGGAAAAACTACTGGTTTTCTCTAAAGCATGAGGTTTTCGATAATAAACATTCTACTTTAACTGGATTTCAATTGTCGGTAGTTGGATGGTCAAGTTATTACGAAGGCGTTTATCAATCAATGGATAAGCCATTCGATGAAATAATAGAAGATGATATAGCAATAGATGGATGGTCTATTTCTCAACGAAGAAAACGAAAAGAAGAAGAAAAACAACGCAATGCCGAAAAGATGTTGCCTAAAAATATGTCAGATGCTGGAGAAATATTCATACCAGTTAAAAATCAACGCGAAGCTCAAGATGTTATGTCACTAAACGATGGGGCTGGAAAAGCCAAATTGAAATCACTAAAAAAAGACTTAGAAACACGGGGTTCATTATCCGAAGCAGACTTAACAAGTACAAGACAAAGTATACAAATGCAAGCTGCGGAAATGTCCAAACATAGTAATAGAAGGAGATAATTGTGGAAAATAGGAAAGATCAAATCTTGAATGAAAGATCCAAGACAAGATTAAAAAAAGAAATAAGAAAACGAATACAAACAACAATGATTGGATCTTTATCAAGTGTTGAAAAGTTTTTTGGCTTTCTTTGGGGAGAGGGTTCTGAATCAGAACTAACAAAGGAGCAATTACAAATTCGAGAAGTGTTTGAAGAGTTAAGAACTGAGATATTAGATAAAGGCAATGCTCAAATTCGTAACTCAGAAGCCGAAATAGAAAATTATGATATTGTGTGGAATAAGTATCATATAAACTTACCTTTAAAAAGAATGAATGAAAATTAGGAGGGAAACAATGGCTAAGAAAGATGAAAAACGTTTTACATTTAAAGACAAGGACTACATTGTTAGGCCAGCAAGTGCCGCCGATGTTGTTGAGGCACAGAAAGTGTACAATAAAGCCTTCAAGAAAGCAATAGAAGAAGGTGCTATTCTCAAGAAAAGTCTTGAGGATCATATGCGTCGTCAGGGCTTATGGGATGATGACAAGCAAGAAGAATACGACCGCCTTATTAAGAAAAGTGCGGAGATCGAATATAAAATTAAAAGCGGGCAATATAAGCTAGCTTCTCAGCTTAAAGATAAGAGCTTTGAACTTAAAAGAATTCGCTCTGAGCTTGCGTCTTTGCTTATGGTAAGAAATTCAATGGACTCTGCAACCGCTGATGGTATTGCAGATAATCAAAGATTCTTCTATCTAATCACCGCATCTGTTATTGACTATGAAACACAAAAGCGAGTCTTCTCTTCTTTAGAGGAATATATAGAGCAGGCGGATTCTGAATTAGCCATCAAATGTGCTGAAGAATATGCCAACTTTGCTTATGGTCTAGACGATAACTACGAAGATAAGCTATTAGAAAATAGAGTACTTGATAAGCTAGGTTTACTTAATGATAAAGGCCAGCTAATAAATAAGCAAGGCCATAGAGTAGATATAGAGGGTAACTTGCTTGACAAAGACGGTGCCAGAATTGACAAAGAAGGCAACCGCATTGACATTAATAATAATCCAGTTTTAGAAGATGATGTTATTGATAGTCTAGAATTTGAAGATGATTTGGACAATGCCGTAGAGGATGTCAAACCAGCTAGCAAATCCCGAGCATCTTCAGCTAAGCGTGCTAAAAAAAAAGAAGAAGTAGCAGCGGCTGAAGAAGCAACAGCATGATAGGCAGATAAATGGCTTACGATTTCAATATGCAGATGAATATGCAAGCACCATCTGGTGCTAACATAAGTCGCGTTAAGAAGCAGATAGAGGCTGGTCTTGGCGGCATAAATATTGGTGGTTTAGACACTAAAGGGTTTGCCAAAGCCAATAGTGAAATCGAAAAAACTAGGAACAATTTAAAAAAAGGCGAGAAAGCCAGTGAATCTTTTTTTCAAGCTCTCACTGGCAGAGCCGCTAATTATGCCACTTTTACGGCAATCAGCACAGCAGTTCTCAAATTAACTGGTGCTGTGGCACAAGCTACTAGAGAAGCCGTTAAATATGAGACCGAGTTAATTAAAATATCTCAAGTTACCGGAGATACTATCTCTCAAACTAAAGAATATGGTAAAGAACTACTCAATATCTCAAAGACCTATAATGTTAATATTACTAAGATTGCACAGTTAACTAGAACTTTAACTCAGACCGGCCTTTCTTTTAGAGAAGCCGCTAAGGGTGCTGAATTACTTGCTAGAACTAGCTTGTTAGCATCTTTTGATAACTTAACATCTACTACTGAAGGTTTGATTGCTGTTATGCAGACGTTTAACCTTACGGTATCTTCTAGTTCAAAAGTACTTGAAGAAATTAACATTGTTTCAAAAAGGTTTGCTGTTGAATCTGGAGACATTGTTGAAGCAATTAGAAGAACTGGTGGTGCATTTAGTGCGGCGGGTGGTAATGTTGAAGAACTGATTGCATTGTTCACATCTGTTAGATCTACTTCTCGTGAAAGTGCTGAAACTATTGCTACTGGTTTCCGTACTATTTTTGGTCGTTTACAGAGACCTAAAACTATTGAATACTTTAAGGAATTAGGTATTCAGTTACAAACTGCCGAAGGTCAATTCATTGGGCCATATGAGGCCATCAAACGAATTAGCGAGGGGTTAGACGAACTTGGCATTCGTGCAGGCTCTGTTCAGTTTGCACAGGTCGTAGAACAAATTGGTGGTATTCGACAGCTATCTAAAGTGGTGCCATTGCTCGAACAATTTAATAAATCACAAAGAGCATTAGATCTACAAAACCAAGCTAGTGCTGAAAGCACCAAAGACATAGAAAAGGCACAACAGGGTCTTGGCTTCCAATTAGGAGTGTTGCGTCAAGAATTTGGTGCATTAATTGCCGAATTTGTTGACTCTAGCTCGTTCAAGTTTCTTGCTGAAACCTTTATATCAATTGCTAGAACTGTGATTCGCTTAACGGCTGCGTTTAAGCCATTACTTCCTATTTTAGCCACTCTGACGGCATTTAAGATTGGCAAAGGTTTAGGAACTCTTATTTCAGGAGGGTTTAGTTTAAAGGGATTGAAAGAGGCTGCTGTAGCTCCTAAAGGATTTGCTAGAGGGGGTATTGTTCCGGGAAGTGGCAATGGTGATACGGTCCCAGCTATGCTGACGCCGGGAGAGTTTGTAGTTAGAAAAAGTGCTGTGCAGGCATTTGGTGCTGCTAATTTGGGCAAGATAAATCGTTATGCGGATGGTGGAGAGATTATCTATGATAGACCACAGAGGGACGGTATTGCAGAAGACACATTAAACGCTGGTATGGCTAAAGCAGTAAATGATTTAGCAAAGTCTATGAATAAGGATTCAAAAAAAGTTAGAGGAACTATTAAAAATATACCTCAATATGAATCAGTTGTTGGGGTATTATTTGAAGCGGCTTTATCAAGAGCTTCTGGTGGTAATTTTACCGACAATGATGATCCATTAAAACCATTTGATTTTCCTACCGGCCTTAAAAATAGCTATTTTAATTTAGTTGGTAGAGGTGCTATGCCAACTGATGCCAAAAAAACTAGACCCGAGCGAGCAAACATATTAAGTAAAATTGCAAGATTTTTATCAGGGGATGGACGAAAGCGGACGCCCGGAAAGAAAAATTTTGGTGTTGCTATTATGGAAAAAGGATCGGATGAAAGATTTACATGGGACTTGGAAGACCTTGGTCAATATATACAAGAAAAAAATGTTGGAGGTTCAATTTCTGGTGCAGGAACCGATACTGTTCCCGCACTCTTAACTCCCGGTGAATTTGTTGTCAATAAAAAGTCTGCTCAGGCTTATGGTTATAACAATCTCAAAAACATTAATAAGTATGCTAAAGGAGGCATTGTACAAAGATTTGCGGGAGGTGGCGAAGTTGATAGAGGAAGAATAAGTGAACTTCTTAAACTGACAAATCAGGGAGACAAGAGGACTCAAATAGATACATCCGACGCTGATGCTATTAAGCAGCAAATTAAATTATTGCAAGAACTTGTTAAATTAAATAAAGTTGCCTATATTAGATCACATCCAGATAGAGCGGGTGGAGATGATAAAACCTTCAAAGATGATATAAGAGTAAGAGACATAGCAAATAAGCGTCTTGAAAAAATGAACGCGGCTTTAGAAAGAATTTCTGCTGGTATTGGCGGTGGTGCTGGAGGCGGCGGTGGTGCTGGAGGCGGCGGTGGTGCTGGAGGCGGCGGGGTCGGTGGAGGACTTATTGTTGCTAAGAAAGCAGAGGCTGAGGCTACTGAATTAGCCACCACGAAAGTAGAGGGTTTAGTTGATGCGGCAAGCAAATCTGGTTATGCCTTGATTAAAGTTGAGCAATCTGGAAAGAAAGCGGCAGACGCTCAGGACAAAGCCGCCGAGGCGGCTAAAAAGCTAAGCCTAAATAGTGCTCAAGTTATCTTTGGATTTGCCGCACTTACTTCAGGTTTGAAAAACTTTGCTGGCCTTAATCTCAATCAAGCAGCATTGGATACTGCTCAAGTTAAAGCGGGTAAATTTGGAGGAACGGCTGATATATTAGGCAGGGTTGACAAAAATAACGTGAAAGCATTTAGTAGAACCTTGTTTGATGTTGGGAAAAAACTGCCAAACAAAGTTGGTAAGCCTTTGCAGGGCTTAGCAGTTGGAATAAGTAAAAATTCTACTGCGATTGTCAAAGGTGCGGCAGGACTGGCTAAAGGTCTTAATGTAGCTATGTGGGCTGAATTAGTAGGAGGCTTTGCAGATTCATTATTTAGTCAAGACTATGGAAAGCAAAAAGAACAAGCAATTGAACTAGGAGATGCTCAAGCTGCTGGCGTTGCAGCACTTAACGAATATAATCAGTCCATGTTGAGAGGCATTCCAGTTATTGGAGGATTTCTTTCCGCAGTGCAGTCGCTTTTACCAGTTTGGGAAACTAGCATTGGCGGAGTTGTTAAAGCAACTGCTGAAATGCAAGCGTCTGTGGTTGCCCTAGATAAAAAGATGGTGTCATCTAGTAAAAGCATCAATGATGCTTTCATTCGTGGAGATAGGGGAGAATTTAAAGCGGCTTATAGTGAAGCTAAAGGAGCTATTTCTAACACTCGATCTAAAATAGATACAACAAAAACAAAATTAGCTGAAGCTAGTGCTGGAAAACAAGCAGGGGCAGATGCTCTTGCTGGAGCTGCTGGTGGTGCTATAGCTGGAGCAGCAATAGGAAGCTTTGTTCCCATTATTGGAACAGGTATTGGAGCCGTGGCTGGTGGTCTAATTGGCGGTGCAATGGCCTTAAAATCATCTCTGGGCAAAAGCCATAAGGCGATTATAGAAGGTTATGAAGAAGCCGGAAAAGCCATTCAAGCGGCGGGGCAAGCACAAAGAGATATACAGCTACAGGTGGCTAATGAAATGACTTCAGCGGCTGTTAAGGTGATTGCTGCTGGTGGAACATACGAAGACGCTTTTGCACAATTAAAAGATCAGTTTGGAGATGAAGCATTTGCTGATATGTTTGGCGATGTAGATGTTTCAAGTGCAGCAGATGTAGAAGCAATATATCAAAAACAAAAAGTCGCAGCAGAGGAGGCGGCGGCAGCAATAGAAATGCAAAATCAAGCCATATCTGATCAGGCCGCTGATATAGAAACTAGATGGTTTCCTTGGACTAAGAATGCTTCTAAACAGGCTAAGGCTAGATTGGAAATGGAGAAGAAAGAACTGGAAGAAAAGAAGAAATCCGCAGAACAAAGTAAACAGTTAATAGCACAACTTCAGCAACAAATAGCTCAGCAGGCAGCTCTAAATAAAGAGAGGCAGATCGAGGCCGAAAGAATACGTACTATTATTGAACTTAATAGATCATGGCAGGAAAGTCAAGATAGTATTAATAACACTATTTCAGAATTTTCAAATCTTTCTGATAAGTTTAGTAAAATAGGTACTGGACAATTAACTAATGAAGACGCATTGGCCGGAACTGGTATTTCTACTCGTACAATGGGTATGAGTGGTGAACAGATACTTCGCGACAGTACCGCTTTTGAAGAAATGCTTCAGTCTATTAACAGAACTGCCGCAGCAAATAATTTAGGCACTGGTAGGCAAGATTTTCTAAGAAGAACACAAAATGAATTTGCAGCTATTGATAAGTTAGAAAACATATTGACAACAAATCAATCTGTTACCGAAAAAGTCCTTGCTGCACAAAAAGCAGCAAGAGTTAGCACTACAGCAGATGATAAGGGCAAAGTTGCCGAGGGGCTGGCAGACACTGAAATCACAGCCCTAAAAGACGAATTGATCAAACAGTTGGGCGGCAATGTAAGTACAGAATTGGAAGCTGGACTGCTTGAATACGCTAGAAAACTTGCCAGTAGTTTAGATGCCACCGTTGCTGCTGATGAGGTAAAGAAACAGCTTGGAGAAACCGCTGCTAGATTTTTTGAGGAACAAAAGGAAAACATTGAAAAGCTACAGGAAAAACGACAGGAGCTTCAGGACAAAGAGCTTGAAGTAGCTGCCAAGCGTGTTGCAGATGCAAAGCAGCTATATGATATTCAAAAAGAATCTAGCATGAAGATAGCGTCTCTTATTAAAGAAAGTCAAGACTTTTTTGATGTAGATCAAACAACAAGAGGTAGAAAAGCATCTGCTGCTAGAAATATTAAATTTGCTGAAGAACAAGCAGGTAGAGTTGCACAGGCTAGGCGATCATTTGGCTTTCGTGCGGATGTCCGTCCGGGGCAGCAAGCTGCTGGGACTATCGCAGCAATGTTTGGTTTTGGAGCCTCGGCTGAGAACGAGATAGCAGCAGATGTTGCAGTAATTGTTGCTGACGCAAAGAAACTTAAACAAGTTGGTCCAGAATATTTAAAGATAATTAACGATCAGATTGATGCAGAAAAGACTAAGCTCGATGCTTTACGTGAACAGGCTATTGCTCAACGTGATGCAACACAGGCTCTACGCGATGCACAGGGCGATCTAGTTAATCAGTTTGCATTTGGCACGGATGAACAGCGTGGGGATCTATTAAGAAGTGCAAACGCTGCACAAATGGCGGCTTCACAAGGAAGTCTTGCTGGTCTTAGTGGAGAAATGCGTGGTCAAGTATCTTCGTTCTTAGATCAATTTTCAGATGTTCGTCTAGCACAATTTGGCGGTAGAACAGGTGCTCAGGTTAAGGGAGATATTGCCGCCGAGGAAGCTGTACGTGCCGGTCTGATCAGCAGATCTCAAAAAGCAGACTTTGCCGCCAAAGCCGCTAAGAAAGCTGTGCCGATTGATCAAAAATTAGCGGAAGGTATTAAAAATCAAGAAGAGGTTATTAAAAGACTATTTGAGTCAGAAAGAGCATTAAAAGAGGCACAGTTGAATCAGGAATTGCAAAATACTAAAGACATGGCTGGGATTGTAAGTCAATTTGCTACCGCTGTAGCTGATCTAGAGAAGAAGTTAGGTCAGGATCTGACTGACGCGATTGCTAATGGAATGAATGCTGCTAGACAGAATCAGATTAACGCTACTAAGAAGGCACAAGGTCTAGCCGAAAAAGGAGAAGATCCTGAATTAACGAAAAAAATAGCAGATAAACGAAGAGAGGTACAATTAGCGAAGGCAGCGGCTGGAAAAGCAGCACAAGATGAACATAACATAACTAAGAAATTAAATTCAATGCCTGTCCGGCGTTCCCGTTCCGGTAAGGGAAGTAACACGAGAGCGACTCTAGTTAGACAACAGAAAGAAGCAGCTAGAGTCCGACAGGCAGCATCTGATGCAATGCACACAAAACAGGCAGAGTTGGAGGCTTTGGAAGCAAAAGCAGCACAAGCCTCCGCTTTGCCAGTGTCACCGCAAACGACGACGGCGATTGATCAGGGAGTGAATAATACCACCCCGTCAGTGTCACCGGGGCCAAGTGTCATGCCTGCTATTGCTTCTCCTCCTCAGTCCGTGGCGGGATTAACTCCTTCAGTTACCACACCGGCGGGAGGATCTTCCGTTGAACAAATTCCTAAATTTGAAATAACAGGATCACAACAAATTACTATTGCTATGCCAGACGTTCAAGCTGCTTTCAGCAAAGAAATTACGGGAATGGTTTATTCCGCAGTTGCATCAGTGTTTAAGACGGCTGCTGACAAGATAGACGGTTCTACATCTCCAGAAGGTGTTGCGTTGGCATTGCAAGATGCGGCAAATAATACTCAAACAGTAGGAGTAAGTTCATAATGCCAGTTATAATAACAAAAGCAGATTCTAATGGAACAGAATATGATTATTATCTGGTTCCGGCTCCATTAGTATCTTTCAATAAACAAACATATAATAATATAGGCCGTCCGGGGTTTGGGGCTGACTACTCTGTTTCTTTACAGGGGACGTTAGTTCCAATGCTTGGAAATCCATATTATAGCGGAGATGCATCTCCAGTAGAATGGTTAAAAAATGATGATGATGCTGACGGGATATTCCGTAATCGCGGAGTTGATAGCGATAGTATTGAAAATCACCCATTAACTGAAGCTAATCTTTTAGATACAACAATTAGAAAACAAGAAAAGGTTCGATGGTTATTTAGTAATCCATTAGTTAGTGGAGTTGCCCGCCCAATCAAAATTGCCATTCGTGGATGGGACGACGCTGATTATGGAGGAAGTGGCCTATCTTTTAATGCTTTTGTGGATGATGTTTCTTTTGATCCTGATGGGAGAGGCGTTAATCCCGGCGGCTATACAGTAAACATGAGGATGAGCAACTTTCTAACAAGTGCAAATCTCAATGAGTTTTCTGATTATACAAATGAAAATGCCCCGAAGTATCAAATTTCTAGTTTAACTGAAAACTTCGATATCCAAGAAGATGGTCAGAAGACATTGCAGTTTGGCACCGACGCTAGTTATGGACATAAAATTTTCCAAAGTGCAAATAAAGTTTATACAATTAACCGTTCTATCTCTGCGGTAGGATCTCCGGTATATGATGAAGACGGAGCTTATGTCAGTGGATTAGCTCCGTGGCAACAGGCCAGCGGTTTTATTTATGAACACCTTGGCCTTGGCAGTGGATATATTCCAGAGATAAGATCTGAATTAAGACAATATTTAGGCAATAGCTATTCTGTTGGAAACACCGTATATCAAGAAACAGTTGATAAAGAGGGTGGAACATATAGTCTCACTGAAACCTATACTGCATATAGCGGCAACTATCCAGTAATTGAAACCATTAGTATTAATCAAGATGTTGGCGAAAATGAATCTAATACATTTAGTATACAAGGAAATATTCAGGGGTTAAATACTGCTGATGGCTTCTCTATCTCAACTAATGCTTACACAAACGCATCTGGATATTGGGAAACAATTTCAACAGGTGTTCCCGCTGTCGCTTATTATCATGCACTTGGTGCTTTACCAGCAGGTAGCTGGTTGCATCCAAAAGCATTAAGTAGATCAGTTGGTAGAGATTTTGCCGCTGGAACAATTTCTTATTCATATAATTTTGATGATAGACCGCCAAATCTTGTTCCGGGAAGTGTATCAGAAAGTATTCAAATTAGCGATACGTATCCGGGAGAAATTTTCTCTGTTACTCCAGTCATAGGTCGTAGCCAGCCAGTTTTACAATATCTTAACTCAAGAAGTGAATATAAAAGAAATTTATCTATTAATATTGTAATGGGTACTCAGGCTCCATCGTGGAGTCTGGATCAAGTCAATGGAAGCGGAACGTTATCTGATGGTACGGGTGGAGCTTTAACAAGAAGAGATATCCTTAAAGACTTGTTAATTAATAAAAAACCAAGTATTACTAATACTGGCGAACTTAATGAAATTTATCAAGCTGCGAATCCAGCAAATGACCTTAATGTGACTGCTGGCAAATGCTTCCATTCAGCACCAAATGAAAGCTGGGACGCAAGAACAAGAAGTTATACTTATAGTATTGAATGGACTTATGAGAGGAGTTCTTAATGCCGACAGACATTCAGCCTTTTGGAACAACATCTTCACAAGCTGCTCCAGACTTAGCCGTTATCAAAGCATTTGGATGTACCGTCGTTGACTTTAATGTTTCAGCAGATTGGTCATCTCAAGCTGGTAGTTTAAGTTTTAGATTAATTGAAGATGAAGGCGATGGCGATAGACTGGTTATTCCAGTTCTTGGAAGCCCTCATATATTTGAACTTAAAGATACCAGCGGGAATGTTCTATTTGAGTATATTGGCTTAGTTGATTCTTTTAGTAGATCATCAAATAATAGCAAAACATACTCTGTCAGCTTAACAAGTCCACTAACTATTTTAAATGCCACCCAAGTTATTATGGATGGATTTGCCGGACTTGGCGGATCTTTAGAAGCAAATTCTGATTTTAGCGGAACCAGTTATTATGACTTCGGACACAATAATAGTCTAATTACTGTAGATAACAGTCCCGGACAATATCATTGGCATAATGTCTCTAATCTTATCAATGTTTTGGGTATTCTGGAAAATGATCATCCAAATTATCGTGTCCCATTCGCTACAGACTCATACGGCGATTTTGGTTACAGCGGAAAAAGTGCAGACGGTATCCCCTTAATAAAGCTGATATGGGCTTTACATATGGGCGTTAATCATCTACCAACATTGTCAGAAGAACAGAGACAAAGAACGCATGGCGGAAATCTACTGTTTGGTAGACATAATTATAATGTCATTAGAGATGATGAAGGTATACCTTATTACTATCACTTTGACGCTATTGGTTTTTACAATCAAGTTATTGATGCCTCACCAAATATTGGCCCTCAATTTAGAGTGGGCGGATCTAGTAAAAGCATAGCAGAGATAGTGTCTGAAATTTGTCAAGAAGCAAATCTAGAATACTTCTGCTATATTGACTTGAATAAAAATACTGATATTGATGGTAATCCTATTGGCGATCCTACATTACAGGAGGATGATCCCAACTGGACTCAGAACGCTATATGTAACTGGCCTTTAAATAATAGCAAGTTTACAGAAGAAGGCGGCAAATACGGCGGGACGATAAGAATCAAAGTTCTAAATAAGAATTCATTTTTTAATGGATCTAGACCTTTTAGTAATATTGCTTATAACATTATTGGTTTAGAAGTTCCAGATATTAAAGATTCATATTGGACTACTCAAGATGGGATACACCCCGGAAAGAGACCAGTCAATAATACAGATTATGGATTGGCGGATCTAAATGATACAACATATTCTGATCCATTAGATTCTAGAGGTATAGATTCTGCCGATGAAGGCTTTACTGGAGTAGGTACACAATCAATTGCTAACGGTGGAACTTTTCCTGTTGCTACAGGATATTGGGATTCTAGCAAACTATCTGATCTAAAGATAAAGAATTCTGACGTTTCTATCAAACTAAACGATTTAACAACAATGAAAGTTGTTACGGGAGGTTATCAAACAAGATTAGTTAGCGTTCCTAGAAAATATCTTCGTCAATACTGGGGCGATATTATTATACCAAATGCTTCAGATCCTAGAGAAACTGCTGATACTGCTACTGATTCGTTAGGACTAAATGAAACGTCTACTAGAAAAATTCCAGTAATTACAAACATGTTAGATCCTAGAGATGTTGATGATTTTATTTTAATTGATATGCGTAGTGACTTTGCAGGATTAACAGTTCCGGGAGTGTTTAAAAATGGTATCTATGCGGCATCTATGTTAGAAATTAGATGTGCTATGACCGGCAAGGGTAGCTGGGATGCATTCTTTAATGATTATAAAAGCAAGAAGTTTATTAATTTACGAGAGCATTTTTATCCTAATTGTGTTGTGCCTCCAACGGGTGAAGATGAAAGTTCGCAAGAAGATAAAGAAGAGTCTACTAAAAAACAAAATGCCGCTGGAGGCATCGGTTATGCTGGGGCTTGTGATATATTAGGTATTGGAAATTTATTTACTCAGAGTCTCACAACTCAAAGTATAGTTACAGAAACCTATGATCCTGATGGTCAGCCACAACCATGCTTAACTGAAGATGGAACAGAAGTTCCGGCAGCTACGTATATTGAAAAACAATTGACTGGATGCGATGACGATGGAAATCCGGTATATAGCGATGTAGAAGTTACTGGTCAATGTCCACCAGTATTAACATGTGCTTTTGCTAATGCACAGATAAGAGACTATATTTTGCCATTAATTTATGAGCGTGTAAAAACTATTGGGGATACCCATTACGGCAAATCATGGTATGCACCAGTACCTTATTTAAAAACTATAGAAGATTTAAATGGCGATAATCTAGTTGGAAACTTTAAACGTTCTTGGGAATTAACTGACTCAGCATATGTAGAACCTTCTCAGTATTATGCTAGGCAAATTCCACAGAGCAATATGTTTATCAATGACGGCAAGGTATCTCCATTTATTAACTATGATCATAGTTTTATTGGAGATGGTGCTGGATGGGACGAGAATTATGCCGCTGACTTGAAAAATTTGTTCAACGGTGCAAATGTAAAGGTATTTAAATTTTCAGAATATAATCTAGACTCTCTATGTATTACAAAATATGGCAGTTACTCTATTTTACACGCATCTCCGTCTAATATTGAAAATCAATACAGCTTTTTACCATATGGCTATGATGCTATTTATACTAGAGCATCACTTCCCTTCAGTTCTATTGTAACTGGACATAGACGGTATTTTCAGGAATATAGCTCATCTGGACTTGGCCCAGAGAGTGTCACGAAGGCTGGAAGTACTAACACCTCAAACAATTTATCAAACTATACTCTCAATAATGGACAATGCACTCCTTCAGTTTGTAGGTCTATAGCTGACGGCGATCCTACACCATCTGGATATTTTGCTTATAGTGGAGTAATTGGAATACCAAGAGAAACACAGCCGGAATGGTTGAATGCCATTGTTCCAGCATTAACTAGCTTAGAATATAGTGACAATGGAAGATTCTGTTTCCCGTTCGTAAAGTTTACTACTGACAGAGTTTTCTTGCCACAGCCTAAGCCGGGGCTTGCACAAGGAAAGGGTTTAACCAATGTGCCAAGTGCAGATGCATTCAAGAGATTTATTGGTGCTACGGATGTTAACGCTGGAGACTTAGATGGCTGTTCAACATGGGAGACATCTTATCTTGCAGCAAGCGGTAAAGCAAGACAATATAAAATAACATCCGACGATGTTGTAGAAAACCTTCAGCCATTTAAAGTATGCGTTTCTCCTAAATCTATAAATTATGCTCAAATTTCTACGAGATATGTTTATGGTCCTTGGATGACAAGTCTACCATATGTTCCATTCAGAGGTAAAATAGAATATGAGCAAGACGAATCATTGGTTCCAGAGAACTTTCTAATTCCAGTGGGATTTGGAACATTTGGATCTTATGACTTGTCTCAAACTAGCGGATTGACCGGAATGAATCTTGCCGCACAGGGTAGAGCAAATGCTATTGATGACTTTGCTTTGTTTGCAGTTGAAGAAGGCAGCTTTTCCATTCCGGGTGCTCCAGCAATTACTAGAATTGGAGACGGTCTTTACGGACTGCAACAAGTTACAGACATTAAAATCAATGTAAGTTCAGACCAGATTGACACTACTTATACTTTTAAGACAATTTCTCCAAGATTTGGCAAAAATAATAGAGATATTGAGAAGAATATAACTAAAATATCTAATAAGTTAAAGAAACTTAAATTAAGGTAATACAATGACTAAGGAACAGTTAGGTTGGTCATATAATCCAGCGTCTTTAATTCTTGTAGGCGAGATTACTGAAGCATTGCGGGCACAGGGCAATGTTTCTGCCACTGGAACTAGAATAAATGCGACCGCTGATTCGCCAGTTAAAAGTGCAACTTATCATGAAATTCCACAGGCACAAGTTGGATTCATGCAGTATAGTGAATTTGCGAACAGTGCTAGAAAATTTAATGAAATACCATCTACGGAAACTGCATATTCTGGAAGACATCCTTGGAATCTTATTGGTGCTACAAGTCTAGATGCGGTATTTTATCCGTATACAACTCAAACGGATGAATACAGAGCGGGAAAATGGCTACCATATTGGACAAAGCCTACAGAAGCGGAAGGCGGCGATCCAACTGCAAGAGAGCTAAATCCATTCAATCCATTCAATGTTTTAGATGGAATAAATCCAAAGGGCGGATATTCTGTTGCTAATGATCCGTGGATGTCTAGCGGTCATAATATTGCAATGGCTTTAAATTATAATCCAAAAGATTCTGGTATAAATGGAAGTGGCGGATTTGTTGGAGACACTGGGATTTACCCTAGCGGATCTGGGTCTCCTATTGACTTTTATTTTGAAAAGGATCATTGGGGCAGACATATAGTAGAAACTGAAGGCATTAGAGGCGTTGGCTTTAAAGCACCAATGGTTTTAACTGGATGGGGATACGATACTGGAGGTAATCCCGTTCCATCAAGTGGCAGTACTTTTCATCCACAAGCAATGTACAATCCGCATTTGTGGAAGTCTGGACCTGTTGATTTAAGATGGGATGATGCGAGAGGCGTTTGGACCGGAGGAAATACTACTAAGATATATTTAGTAAAATTAACCAACGTTTACACTCCCCCAAGTTTTTCGTTTGAGGTTGATAGAAGTAATAGCAGAGATCAATATAGTAGAAATGCCCCACAAAATATGAGGGCTTTTGATTCTACCGAGGCTATATATGATCCTGAATATCTAGCATATACTGCAAATGAAGATAACAAAAATTATTATGAACAACTGGATTATACAAGTTTAGAGTTTCCATTTTATGAAGCATTTATTATTCGCGAAACTAAAGATTCGGTAGGTCAAAATTATTATAATATATGGACCAATGACTGTCAAGACTGTGGACATATTACAAATAGTGGATGCGGCACACAACATGGTAGCGATTCTACTGGTAAAAGAGTGTTGATAGAAAATCCTTTACGTCAATCATTTGATGTTGGAGATTTAGCATTCACTGTAGATACTGGACGTAGAAAAAATGTAAATACAGGGTCTTTTATTGGCGGATCTGGAGAAAATGCTCGTGGTCAAATCGTGATTGATACAAGCGGTAATGGCTCTTTTCAAGTCACCTCGTCTGGATCTGGTTATACTTATGGAGGATTTGCACTATATTCTGGTTGCGATATTTGTGCTAGTCTAAGTTTAGTATTTTCTGATGGTAAACTAACAAGCGGAACGTTAGATCCAAACACTGGTTTAACAAATTATGGATTAACATGTCCCGTTCAAATCTATGCAAATAATGCAACTGCTGAAACAGAGAGTCTACCAATACATTGGGTGACTCAGGCAGAGTTTAAATCTCAGCAAGTTGTTACGCATGTAGAATGTGATAATGGCACTTTACAATCCTGTACATTAAAATTACAAACACAAGGATATAAGACCTGTGAGTGGTGTGGAGAAGACACGGCACTTATAAATAATTAGGAATTTAAAAATGGCTTTTATAACTCAGAGCGGGGACACTCCCTGTTATTCATGTGGCAAACAATGTATAAATGTAGAATTTTGTAGTGAAGGTGCCACATACGACCTAAGTGAATCAAACGGTATATCTCTTTCTAAGAATATAAAAGTTAAGATCATAGCCAACCCCGACTTTTGGGGCTTTGGAACTATAGAGGATAATGTTTTAATATCTGGCTGGGCCACATGGGGTACAAGCTACTACGATTTCTTTGACGGTCATGACGAAGATCATTCAGCCACAAAAACATGTGGCAGTGTGACTTATGGGCCATTTATGAATGAACAACGTCCTGATGTATTTTATAGGACCGTTTATGATCCTTACGACTCGTCATTAGCCCCTACATATAAAAAACATTATGATCAGGCTGGAGATTTAGATACCAGCACTCCACCAAAAGACAGGGGAGGTGCCGAGACTTACCTAGTAGATAGACCAAAAGGGCTTATAGAATATGTAACATCTGATGAAAATTCTTGCGACACTACAAGCCCAAACAAGGTTTTTAAGAAAACTCCAGAGAATTTTGGCTGGGGAAATAAGATAAACTTCAGCACAAAGATATTTAAAAACCTTAGTGGTGCATGGAGACTATCTAGTATAGAAAACTGTTATGAGACTGAAGATCTATACGCTCCTCCCGGATACCTATTAGATTGTAGTGGGGAGCCTAAGCAAAATATTGCTAGAGAAAGTCACCGCTTTGAGAAGTACGAGCATAATCAAAACCGAGCCAAGCTAACTGGTATTTCAAATTACTATAATTATGAATCCGGTTGTAGACCTGACGGTGCAGTAGCAGGAGAATACGCCGGTGGTTTTACAAATGCTAGTGGAATTTATCGTTCCGCCCAAGATGATTTTATACAAGCACGTTTCACTTATGGCGATGGTGCAGCCAGCGGTTTAAAAAATGGAATGACTTTAGGATTATATAACACCGTTAGTGGACAATTTAATGGGTCTTATACATTATTTGATGTTACCCATGAATCTAATTATACTTCAGCAAAATTTGTAGGTACTCAAGGTGAAGAGATCTTCTCTTTATCTGGATTAGCCACGGAAAGTGGTGATCATTGGATAGCATTTAATACGTATGATACTGACACATGCTGCGGACTGGCTGCATATGGAGTTGATGATAGATGGAAATCTACCTGTAATACTGACTTTCATGTAGACTTCAGGAGAGTCTTAAATAATCCGAAAAATATTCGCCAGTCTAATAGAGATAGAGAATGGAGATACAATTACGGACTGTTTAATACAATTACTTCAAATGTTGATGCCGACAGTCCAAGATTTGATCAAAATTATGTATCAGTGAGTGGTGGGTACGCAATTATTCAGAGTGGTGAAGAATTAATCACCTTTTCTGGATCGTATATGAGCGGAATTCCATATTTACAGAGAGAGATGTCGTATTACGGCCCCTTCTTCAATGTAGATGCTTGTGATGATGCAAAAAGACTAGAACAAAAACAAACGCGGCTGAAAAATAAAAACGCTACATGTTACAGCAAAAGAGCGACCCTTGAAATATTTCCAGACTGTGTAACCCAATTTGATAAGTATAATGAATGTGAAACCGAGACGGAAAAATATAAACAAAATCGACTACCTAGATTAGCTTTTGTTTATCGTGGATGCGACTTTAATGACAAGTGTTCATTTGACAGCTCTGGTCTTCCGCTGGGAGGATGGGAAAATTCTGAACCGGCAGATATGAATGATCTAAAAAGGCAGTTGGCCGGTCAAGAAATTCATATGTTTATTAATCTTGCCCGTGCTTGGGCCGGTAGGAAACCGGGATCTCCCTGTGTATGCGATTGTGGTGAAGACCCGCCTGATGGACAACGACCTCCAGTACATGTATCTATTCCTTCAGTAATGACCTTCCCGACACTGCCAAACTTCGATATTGATCCGACTGGATATGGATGCTTGGACGCAAGGTATCAGCTTCAGCAGTATAATCTATATGAAGGTCCGAATTATACTGATCCTAACACAGAATTTTGTGATCCACTACATACATCTTGCTGTGCCTGTAATATACGACAGCCATATACTACATATGGTTACATTATGAATTTATGCGGTAAAGAAGACCGTAATAGAAAGGATGTTATTACTAAGGCGTTTGCTAAGTTAAATCATGAAAAAACCTACACTAATCAAACTCCGTTAATAGACATTGATGAGCCTATGTACTGGAGTGTCACAGCCCCAATTCCAGCACCATTCAACCCCTCTAGTGGATTATGGAGTAGTGGAACATCCAGCAGGGACGATGAGGGTGGTGACTTTTTCCAATATGGAGGAAGTGGATATGGATGGTGGGGATTAGCTGACACAAACAAAGCCGTAATTGCTCCTTACTTTACAACAAAATGTGGCGAATTTAGCTGCTGCGGGACACCAGAATGCAATCATATAGATTATGATGCTAGTGGAACTTACACAAATGTTCTTGGCACTCATAATGGATGGCCTACTGATGGAGTTCCGTTCTTTATTGAATGGGAAGTTGATGATAGATGTCTTGGATGTGTTAGTGCAAACATGAAGGCCGAGCCGCTCCATATAAAATTTAGTGGATTAGGGACTGAATATATTTGGGACGAGGCTGATAGATACGGACATAACTACTGTAAATATGGTGATCCCGGATTTCTAAATCCGAAACTAGAGCCGGGATTATTTACCTGTGCGGATGGATATGGAAATGATTATTGTGCCAGCGGAGATGGATTACGTAAAGAATATGGACATGCATATACTGGTGAAACCTGTGGATGCCTTAGCTCCGAAGACGGATTTTCTGCAACATTAGAGCCTGTTGTAATTCCCAGCAGCGAGATTGTAATTGGATGGAGAAGCAGTCGGGACGGTGGTGGAGACTTGGGAGAAGTTGTTAGTTGTGCTTCATATAAAAGTAGGTACTTAGATCAGGATTATTTAGAAACAGCCGGATGCGGCTATAGAATTTTTGCAAAGGTAGAGCTTGCATGTCCCGGATTTCACGATTATTTAATAGATCCTAGATATCCAGAGGCGAAATATGAAAGTAATCCAGTGGCTGCATTATGGGATGGTGGAGCTTCTTGTCAACACCATTATCCTGCTAGGGTTGGTTCTGCTGGAGATCTAGAATTAAAAACTACATTATATGCTGTAGTACCTCAATATGTAGACTTGTTTAGAAATATGACTGCCTATGGTTTAAGACATATTGATACCCTAGCACGATGCCTTACTTCTGGAGATTTTTATGAAGTAAACAATTTATTTGGATTTTGTCCGGGAGATACTATTTATGCTTATGGATGTGAGTTAACGGCATCTAATGGAAGCAGATATTTTTATGGATGTCCAAATCCAGTAAGCCCATCTGAAAATCCTTGTAGTGGAAATACATTATGTAATACATGCCCCACGGGAATAGAAACATTTCGTCCCGGTGGTGGCGGTATCTCTTGTTTGTGTGATGAACAAATTGGATTTGAAGGTGTAGAACCCGCTAGGGCACCGTCAAACTATCAATTTAATTCGTGTTTTTGTGATTGTCAAGATCCAACATTAGCTGCTATATATGAAATTGATTCTAATCATCAGCCTGTTTTAACATCTGGAAGTAGCTGTGCGACAATTTATTGGATTGGAGCTAGTGGAGCCAATGGAACTGTAATAGGACCAACAGATTTATCTTGTGGCCCTCCATGTCCATACATGGGTATTAATCTAGGCACCTTTTCTTCAACAGATTGGTGGGACTGGAATCATGGGGTGAATGGATTAGTCAGCGGGATTAAATATGAGTTGAATGAACCATACATTGGTGGTGAGTGTGGACAAATGTCCAAAGGAGACTATCCCGGATCAGTAGTTGAATGTTCAGCAGTAGATTGCAGTCAGGATTCTAACGTTGGAAGCAAAAGTTGTGGCAATCCAATATATCACGGATTAGTTGGTGATGAACTGCCATTTTCTGGCGTTGAAGTTCGCAAGAAAAGATGTGCTCCCGAAGTTGCAATTGTAAATAAGATCGACTGCTTTATTGGTCCTACTGGAGACACACAATATAGATTAGACCTTTCTAGAGAATACCATGAGCACGACAGAACTTGGTATGAGCAAATTGTCGATGGGGAGGGAGAACAAGTTTGTGTAGCAGTTGCTGCTGGTGCCTACAGTGGAGAGGGTCTTTGCCATATCATTCCTTATGCCTTAGAAGCAGACACTGTTACTCCAGCATATGAGGCTCCATGCAGTATTCATCCGTCATCGGGTGTTTATGTAAATCAAGATTATCAATTTTCATCTCCGGGTTCTTCATATAGTCATGTATGGAATTATTTTAATTTATTTTATTCAAGTGGTCATCTGCCGACAGTAACTACCGGAAATTTAATTCCTTCAATAAATAGAGATGGCGATGGTCAATTCAATTGTAGCGGCCTTGGACCAGATCCGCCAGTTTCTACAACAATTTTTGAAACTGGAAAATATTATGATCCACTTAACTTTTATGGAATATTTGAAACAAATAAAAAACACAGTTGCGTTCAAGATTCATCTGAGTGTGGTGGTGAACTATGGTGCAATAAGATGTTGTTTCCAAGACATCACTATGCTAGTGGAACTAAGGTAGCTGCTTTTGCCGCACCTAGTGTTTGCACTACGACAAGTCAGTTTAAAACCGGCTATGGTTTTGATGGGTATACAAGTGCGGGAGAAGGTGATGATTTAAACCGAGAGCAGGTATTGAGATTTAGAGACTGGTGTGATGATGAAGTATTAGCAACGATTCAGAGTGGAGTTCATATTGACGATGTAACAATCATAGTAGATGACTATCTACCTTTAATTGGAGTCGTCCATCCCGGATGGAGATTTGCTTCAGATGTTAAAAGCTGTACTGTTGTTGGAACTGGATGTGTGTCACAATTACCATTACATAGTGAACATACTATCTTAGCGGGCATACATCAGCCAAAAACATTTACTTCTAATGGTTTTGAGTCTATGGGCTACTATCTTGATAGGTTTGGAGTTTCTTTAGACGAGTCACAAACGGGACTAATTAGAGCTAGCGGAACTCCTGTTTCTGGAAATCATCAGTGTTTATTTAACCCATTTAAAATAATGATAGATGTGGAATGCTCACTTAATCGTATTGCTAGAAAAGGGGTCGAGAGAGATCCTCCTACATTGCTAAGAGGGGTGCAAGAATGGCCCGCAACAGCATGTCTTGGCAATATAGCAAATCCTCCATGTTCTTGTGGTGATAGTCAATGCAACTATAATGTTGACCCCCGAAAAGGACAGTGTCAGCAATTCAGACTAGCTACATATGTTGGAGAATCTGCAAATGCTGACTACTTATGTGCGTCAGGCATTCCCTCTCCGGGAAGTTGTCCATATCCAACCTGTGAAAGTGGTCCATTCCCTGTTCTAAAGATAATTGGAACTACTGGAGCATGGATTAGTGCAGACAATCTAGTTGATATGCCAGAATTTTCAGGAACCTACGGTGGAACTAATATAGGCACCTGTTATGTTCCTCCCTCTGGTACAATCTCCGTCTCTTATTCCTATGCAACAACTGGTGTAGAAGCCGGATGGATGAAAAATACCTGCGATGGAAAATATTATAGAATTGATGACACCGGATATGCTCCAGTTTGGCAGTGTGATCAGTATCAATATATGTCATTTGCTGCTGGATCTATAATGTATCCAGATAAATGTAGCTGTGAAGTTGATTGGATAAATGGATTATGTAGTGCTGACAAACGGTGTGTAGACTTCCACTCTTGTGATTGTGGAAATGGGTTTATTAATGACATGCCATCCCCTCCAGCATTAACCTTCAATAGCGGCTGGTGGACTGAAGACTGTCACTGTGAAGGAACGGCAAAAACCGAATCTCCATGCACTAATTCAAGAGTTCAATTTGAAATTACAGAAGCTGGTTATGACTGAGAATGAAAGTTAAGTCAATCTACCATTTGTTTATTGGGCATGAAGAAGATTCCCATTTTGTTTTAGCTTGAAGAAAGCATCCGCATTTAGTGCATCTAGATTTGTCCTTACTAATAAATGGACATGCTGCACAAATTTCTAACCGCTGCGTTTGTACATTAACGTCTACATTTTTCATCCCGTTGGATATATGATTTACTGCGGATTTTGCAAAGTTTTTAGCCATTTGTATGGCACTAGGCATTTCTTGTACTGATTCTTCTTGTACTGGTTCTTCTTGCTGTATAAACTTGTTATCATTATTTTCTTTACAATTATTAGGGTTTTGTCCGGGACCGCGACATGCCTCCCATTGAGCAAAATAACCAGAATGATTCTGACATAGTTTATGATAATGAGAGCTTTTTTGAATTCCATGTCTCTCACAAAATCCAGCAAGTGGACATTCGCATTGAGTTTTGGCTTTGTCACTCATTAGTTATTCCTAGCAAGTTTTGATATGTTCCAACACCTAATAACATAGCATCAAGATAATCTCTATCTAATGCAATAAAGTGAACGTGACCAGCCATCTCTTGCCTAATGATTGGTGCTTCCCAATTCATTCCTTCAAATTCAGAAGAAGATATTGACTGTTCAACTATCTCACTAAACATTACCTTTTCATTTTCTGTTTTAAATATTAACCTATAGTACCTCATTATAGTCTCCTATAAATCTTAAAAAAGCCCCGCCAAGAATTCTCAGCGGGGCGGGCATGGTTTTAAACCAGCGGCAAGTGATTACTCTTCCTTACCCGTTTCTTTATTATATTTAGTCCAAGGCTTCCAGTTTCCTTCCTCGTCCTTATTCTTTGGAAACAATCCGCCACCTTTCTTATTTACCCCGAACTTACGCTTAGCATAATGACATTCAGGTTGTGATGGATCAAAGCATACCATTTCATAGTATTCATTGTCATCATTATCAGAGCGAACATTAATCTTCACTCTATCGGAAGTTTGTCCATTTCTCTCACAAGTGCAGTTGTCAAACAACTCTCCCATGTGATATAGAAATTTAAACATATCGCAATCTGTATCGCATTCTTGTGACACGACAACTTCTTTACCACCAATCTTTACAAGATATTCTACTTTCATGTGTTCCAATCCTCATCATAACCTTTAATACTGTCTGAGATTAGTTTTTTGTCATTTGATAATTTATTAAGTTCTTTAATCATCTTTGCAGCAGTTTCTTTCTTTACCTCATAAATGCTTCTGTACTCCTTTTCTCCAGAATTAACAAAGGCAAGCACATTGATGTCTAGCTTTCTACAACGATTGTCAATGAAATTAACCTGATCATTGTTGATTCTGTCTTCGTTTTGTCCCGACTGTTCGCCTAAGAACTTAGATACATCTTTCTTGCATAGTTCTTCAGCCGCAACTACTCGAAGTTTCAATGCCTTGCGTAGTGCTCTACCTTCCGCTCTAGTACTAGCTGTAGCAGCAGCATGAACAGCAAACAGGTCATCTGTATTGCCTTCCCATACTTCTGCTGCATCAGCATACGTTTTAATATACTCTTCACCACTGCATCGTCTACATAGAAACTGAACTTCGTAAACAACAGTGGCTCTACCAATAGGACTATTGTTCTCTGCATGAACAACCATAGTTGGCTTGCTTGAGATAATTTCTCCAATCAACATTTCTGCTACACGCCTTAGTCCAGCAACTAATGGATTGCCATCAATTAATTCCTTAGCAGTAAAGAACGACATCGCGTAGTCGCTCCATTCTGGATCATTAATGCTTGGTACTACTGCTTCTTCAGATTCTTCTTGCTTCGCCATCTTTTACCTCAATTTCTATCAACCGTTTATTGTTTTCGGGAAACTTTTCCCGAATCCTCTCA